ATGAACTTCGTAGGTGACACTCTCATCACTACAACAGGTGTATACATTGACGATTACGACACTGATGATGTAAACCGCCTTACCTTCACAGACTCAACTGGAGCAGAACAAACCGAACCATACACAGCGACAGGTACTCTCAACTTCAACTCAGTGTTGACCGCAGGAGGCACAGGCTACTACCGCATGTACTTCACAGACCTTGCAGGAGCCAACGACTATGGTCTCACAGGAGCCATTACAGTAGATGATGCAAGCGCAGCCGACATCGCTGGCACAATCAGTGGTGCTTCTATCGCCTTCACATTTGACTACGACGGTAACGTACAAGGAGGTCGAACTCCAGCAACCGACGCGGCTGTAACAGTAGTGGCTGGCAACGCAGGGAGTGCTAAGCCTGTAGTAACTACCTACACAATCGGGCGAGCAACAGGACAAAGTATCACACTCACCGCAGAAACAGACCGAGCGTACTTGGTATAATCTAATCATGGCATTAGCATTTGATGGCACAACAAAGGTAGTAACGATAACTACAGACACGACTTTAAACGTGCTTGATTTGTGGAGCCGTTGGGTAGACTGGTGGTTGACTGGTGACAACTCTAAATATGGTATAGCAATGGAACAGGTGGGGGGTAATGATATTGACGTAGGTTCAGGTACTTCTATCCCTATATACATCTTCCTGAAAGATGGATGGAGAGTACGACCAAAGGAGGCAGACCATACCTTAGCTGTTACGTCGGGTATTCTACTTGTTGATGGCGGAGGAGACCCGTTCCTCGACACAATAGGGGCATACACTGTACGAATAAATTACCAACAGCCAGTACAAGCTATTACTGTAGCCACTGGAGGTGGAGGCGACCCTTGGACAACAGACCTAGACGCGTATACCACACCAGGAACAGCAGGTAAAATTGTCAAGCAAATTAAATCCCTTGCTGCTGCGGGATTGTAGGAACGTTAAAAACGTGTTATAATTATAAACAACTATGTCATTTCGTGATACCCAGAACCCAGGAATTGGAGGTCTTGACGAGCTCACGCTCAACGAAGAAATAGCAATCCAGACCATAGCTGCCCTGGGGACCCCGGGGTACTTCCTGCGCACTAACCTGGCGGGTACTGCGGTAGAGTGGGCTGCTGCGGCAGGTTCGGGAACGATAGACGGTTCAGGTACCGCGAATGAACTTGCGTATTGGGTTGACACAGACACGCTTGGTGCCCTTGCTGTAGCTACATATCCGTCACTTACAGAACTCGCTTACCTGAAGGGCGTCACTTCAGCTATCCAAACTCAAATTAATGCCAAACAAGCTTCAGATGTACAACTAACTTCTATTGCTGGGTTGGCATACGCTAGTAATGCACTTAAGGTCATACGGGTCAATGCAGGGGAGACAGACTTTGAACTGGCTACGATTGCTGCGGGTGGTGATGTTACTAAGGTGGGAACACCAGTCGATAACCAGATTGGTATTTGGACAGGTGATGGAACTATTGAGGGTTATACTGGTTTTACATTCAACCCCGCCACTGATGACCTAACTCTTAACGGAGGTACTACAATTAACCTACTAGGAGATGGTGCGCTTAACTTCGATGCTGGTGGTGGCGATGGGTACGGTATGTCATGGTTCGCATCTAGCGGTACCACCAACAATTCAAGCGGGGGTTACTTTGATTTTTACGGAGGACAAGGCTCGGGGGTGGGAACTGGAGCAAACGGAGGTGGTTTTGAAGTCTATAACGGAGATGGCTTTGGTACAGGTCACGGAGGAAATCTATACTTTGAAGCGGGTACAGGCGGTGCAACAGGTAATGGGGGAAGTCTTGGGATTTACGTAGGAAATGGGGGTGCTACTTCAGGAAATGGGGGGGGTATTACTCTCTTTTCAGGAAACGCACCAACTTCGGGTAGCGGCGGTAACTTCACTATAGAATTAGGAACGGGTGCTGGAGCAGGTACTCATGGAGACCTTATAATTGTTAATGGTTCGGCAGATGCAAATGGTCCAATCTTACAGTTGTATCAAAACTCGGCTTCACCTGTTGCTGACGATGTTGTCGGAACAATCAACTTTTATGGTAAAGATAGTGCTGGAAACAAACAATTGTATGCTTCTCTATATGGAGGAATAGAAACAGAAACATCTACTTCTGAAGGTGGTCGTTTAAGATTTGGTATCACTGCATCAGGTAGTTATGCTGACAAACTAGAACTCGCTGGAACAGCTTTATTTCCAACTACAAATGACGGACTTCGACTTGGGACAAGCGTTAGGCAATTCTCAGACCTATTCCTCGCAGAAGGAGGAGTAATCAACTGGGACAACGGTGACGCCACCCTTACACAAGCAGGGAATGACGTAACCCTCGCTGGGGCTAGCCTTACTGCTCGTGTGAAACCAAGGACAGGAACTACCACCTCATCTGCTACTCCAACCATCAACACAGATGATGTAGATTTCTACTCAATCACAGCACAGACAGTAGATATCACTTCATTCACTACTAACCTTTCAGGTACACCAACTGAAGGACAAACTTTATGGATTGCAATTACAGGTACTGGCGCACGAGCAATCACATGGGGTGCTTCATTTGAAGCTTCTACCGTGGCACTTCCAACTACTACGGTTACTACAAATCGTTTAGATGTTGGTTTCGTGTGGAATAGTGTCAGTTCAAAATGGAGATGTTTAGCATCAGGATAAAAATAATTAAAATAATATGTTTTCAGCAACAGTAACACAAAAAGTATACGAAGGTAACGCAATAAAGATTTATGTAGATTTCTCTGACGGAGAGAAGACAGTAAATGAATGGGTTATACCGCAAAATGAGGAAGGATTCAATCACTGGATTAACTCACGTCTAGAGGTATTCAACAGTAGCAAGGAAATTGACGCTAAACTAGACGTTGGAGATAAAGCGGAGATTATCAAAGCCGCAGAAGATGTGGTCGTGGAGGACATAGCGGTAACAGCGAGAGTCCAATGGTTCAACGACGTAAACCATTTAGACAGAGTTATGAAGTTTGTTGTAGACAGGGGTCTTCTTGCAGACGACGCAACTGAAGTTGTTGCTCTAAGGCAGAAAATAGTTGCGACGTATAAACCAGAGTACTTCGAATACATCTAATAGTTAAACAGTGGCAACAGTTTGGGCATTATCTGTAGGGGGCGGGGGAGGAGGTGGCGCTAACCACGGTGGTGGAGGAGGCGGTGCTGGTCGTTTTGTTGAAAATACAGCTCTCACTATTACTGCTGGTGCACATACAATAACAATCGGAACTGCTGGGGTTGCTGGTCTAGAAGGTAGTACTGTTAGCACTGCCGGTGGAGACACCTCTATAGGTACTATCCAGATTGCTGCTGGCGGTGGCCGTGGAGGGGGTGGTCCAACTGACTCGTCTAACATAAACGGAGGTAATGGTGGTTCCGGTGGAGGAGGTAACGGATGGGCTAATACCCAAGCTACTGGTGGTTCTGCTGCTGCTGGAAGTTCCACTGGTGGCAGCCCAACCACAGGAACTGGAAACAATGGTGCAAACGGAGGAGGAGGAGGTAGTGTCTACGGCTCTGGCGGAGGTGGAGGTGGAGCTACAGGTACTGGTGTTGCTGGAGGTGGAGGCAATCCAAGCAACGGGGGTGCTGGAGGTGCTGGTACAGCTTCTTCAATATCAGGCGCATCTGTGACCTATGCTGGTGGCGGAGGAGGAGGCTCGTATAATGGTACTTCTGGAGCGGGGGGTGCAGGCGGTGGCGGAACAGGTGGAGATGCTTCACCAAAAGCTGGTACTGCTGGTACAGCCAATACTGGAGGTGGCGGGGGTGGCGCGGGAGCTGACGGAGCAGGAGGAGGCCGAAACGGAGGAGCTGGGGGAACGGGTGTCGCTATCGTTGCGTACAAAACTGACGGTTCAGATGGGGTATCTACTTCGTCTACAGGTGGGACAATAACCACATCTGGTGCGTACACCATCCACACATTCACTTCGAACGGGACTTTCACTGCTGTGCTATCAAGTGCAACGAATACCACAAACTTTTTTAGAATGATGTAATATGAGTAAGAAAGAAATCAACGAAATAATGCAGGCTCTTGCTGAAATAAAGAAGGACTTCCAAGAACACAAAGATGAGGTCGCACCACTACTTGAACTAGTTCGCGGTGCGGTAGTCGGAAGACGGGTAATTCTATTCGTCACAACCACTATTATGGGAATCATGGGGGCGTGGTTTGCAGTGACATCAATATTCAAATAACATGGACGTACAAGAAACAGAAAAATCAATTAGAGACCTACAGACAAAAGTTGCCTCTATGGAAGAGGCTCTTAATCGTAGGTACCAAATTGATAAGTTTTCTTCTGACGAGATTAAAGACGGAGTACTTGAGGTAGTAAACGACAAAGTTGCTGATTCTGTTTGGGAAGGGTTCTTTTACCACTCAGGAATCACTCCGATGGGTACAATATCCTCAGTTGCAGACGCAGAAGACTTCGACCGTTTCCGTATTTCTGTAGGAGAATCAAATACTCTTAGTGTACTTCGACCCACAAAGATGCGTGTTGCTTTTTACTTTGATGATGGCACTGTGGGTGGTGAGGGATGCACCGCATATATAACAACAGCCCATACCCGTAACACCACAACACCTATCCTTGCCACAAACGCAGAGTTTGTTGGTTTCAAGATAGTTGATGGGGAGTTTTACATAATGTCGTATAATCGCGGGCAATCTAAAATATCCAAGACAAACATAACGGTATCTGGCACAACCTCCTACCTTTGCGAGATTAGATACTACCCACGAGAACGTGCGGACTTCTTCATAGATGATAAATATGTTGGTTCTATCAGTCAACATCTGCCTATCACAACATCCTTTGATTCTACATATGTATATAACACACTATATATTTCTGTCAAGGGTTCAGACAGTGGAACACACGACCTAGTTGTTGATTATTATGAGTTTATCCAAGACAGAAAATGAGCAAGATAATTATAGACCTGTCGGGCCAAGTTGGGCTCCTTGAGAGACATCAGGGGGACCTTAATGATACATCCGCCGTACCAAACCTGCGCTACTTAGGAGCCGAAGGTTCTTTTGCTGACGGTATATTTAACCCACTCAAAACATACGGCTACATTTCTCCTGCGGTAAACACGTTCACAACCCTGACCGGAACCATTGCTGCCCCCCTAAACTCAATTCAATACGACCCACAAAGCGACGTAGTGTACCTTGCTGAGGAAGGTGAAAACATCCTTAAGCTTGATGGGCTGGATGATATAGTGGTCTCTAACTACCTATCTATAACTGCTGGTCATGACATAAAAGACATGCTCATCTACGAAGTGAACGGGAAGAAGTGTGTACTGTATGCTATAGATACAAACACAGATATAACCTACACTAGTTCTACAGTTCGAACGGGGGGTATGTATGTTGGTTTTAAAACAATAGACCCAACTGAGGGATTGACGCTTATAGATAATAACCTAGCTGACGAGGAGCTTGGTACTGGTTCCCTATACCACACCATAACATCAACCGCTGGAGTAAGTGGTTGGGGTGGACCAAAAGCTCGTAAGCTTGCTCAACAGTTTAATTCAAGTGACTTCTTCACAGGTACATCATCTGTAACGAACCCAACTAACGGTACAGCGCAAATTTCTGGTGTAGACCTCGCTCTATCACTGGAGGGTGGAACCGGCGCGGGGATTACTATGAAGCTCTCTATTCAGACTGCTGCCAGTGCAAGCGCTGGTGATTTCACATCTCGCGGTGCCTGGTCCAACGCCGTGACTGACTACGCAGTCAATAATACTGTTACTAATGGAGGTTTCACATGGCAATGTATCCTGGCCCACTCCGCAGCAGCTATAGCGAACGAGGAACCTGGAGTTGGTTCTGCGTGGGAGGACTACTGGAATAGATTTGGTGCTCCTTCTGGCACTGAAGTAGCCTCTGTCACATTCGCGCTATCGACTATAAGTAATCTATCTAACTTTTCTAGATACATTCGTACACACCTAGACTTCTCCTCTGTGGTTAGCCTTACCGCCAACACAGAATACTGGCTCGTATTAGAAGAGTCTGGTTCTAATATGTCTGGGAGTACCGACCAACTAACTTGGATGTCCACCCTAAATGATGACGGAATCTACCTACGCTACGCAAAGGCATATCAGAGTACCTTGGGGCGTTGGGAAACTCTTAACATAAACGGGGACATACTAACGGCGCAACACGACGACTTTGACTTTAGCTTCGTACTCAATAGACAAGATGACTGGTCAGCTACCTCGGCTACTGGCCAGTTCGATGTGCAACCAAATCAAGACAACTTCCTGTATCTAGCCGATAACGGGCTTACTTACTGGATTGTGGGTAATAGGATACACACGCTTGATGGTTCACTCACTGGAGGGTTTGTTGGTAAGGTGACTGAGGATGCATTGGTATTCCCGTCCTACATAGAAATTGCCGACGTTGCGGAGACTCGTTCCCGCATGTACATTGGTATTCAAATGGCAGATAGGTTGTACGCTGGTAACACCGAGAGCCGTACATTTGGCGCTAATCGCGTTGGTGTTTATGCGTGGGATAGACGCACCCAAATCCAAGGAGCAGCCGACTTCTACCCTTGTCCTGGGGCTAAGGAAATACGTTCAGTGTTCATGTCTTCTACTGGAGACATTCTATGCATCACTCTTGGAAACTCTGGATTCACAGAGCTCCGTGGTATCTCAGGAAACCAATTCGCTGTCCTACACACATTCGAAAAGGCCGGGTACCCACCGTCACGTAGAGGAGTATCTCAATTAGATAACCTCTCTGTCTGGTTTGGAAAGAACGGAATCCTGTACGGGTACGGTTCAGTTGCTGGAGGTCGTGGGCAACTATATAAGTTAGGTACAATGGCCGCACAAGCAAACGCTGGTTTAATTCCTGGCCCTATATTCGTTGGGCATGAAGAGTCAAGTGAGCCGCGTTCTGGCATCTTTCTTGGTTGGGAAGATGGCGACCCTTCTTATGTGCTACAGAAGTGGTACCCACACGGAGATGGAACAATCGACACTATTGCACAGAAGCCGAATCAAGGAGACATCTACACTAAGGTGTACAACCTACCATCTCTCTCGACCATTAAGTACCTGCGCCTAATGATGGCACCTGGTACTGCAACTGGGACAACAACTGTAGCTAACCTAAAGTGTTACTACAACCAATCTGCCACCGCCGCATGGACTAAGGCAATCACCCTCGATGACATTCACAAGGGCTGGAAGAATATTGAAATCAATAAGAACAACGTAAACTTCGTTCAGTTTGAAATTGAGTACGTAACTTCTATCACATTAGGCGACAGTGACTTCAAACCAATGTACTTGGAACTTGAGTATGACGACGAAAGACGAATAAATCCGTAGACAATTTAGTAGTAATATGGTATAATAATCACATGGCAGTAACTCTCGCAAACCTAACATCGAACCTCAACACGTATTTCGGTGACGCAACTGAAGATAGAATCTCTAACGCGGAACGATACCAAGCCCTGACTGAAGCTACGGTCTGGCTTTTGGAGGAACTCGGAAACGACCATAACATAAAAACCTATGATGTCAACTTTTTTGACACAATTAACTACTACAGAATATCTTCATCTGTTTCTGACCTTCTTGCGTCTGCTGATTTACGTCGTGCTGTAGACGCACAGACTATCACCGCTAACCACAAGTCATCTAAAGAGATGGCCGAGGCTATTGGTAAAGGTTCTAGGGAGTTCTCTTGGGCGGTGGAGCGTAGGGATGGTGATTCTTTTCTAGCCATTACACTGAGCACAAATAAGCGTGCTAATGTCGTGGAGAACTTTGACGTTCTTGGTACGTGGGAAGTTGACAGCACAACCTCTGACGCCACAAATATCTCAATAGACTCAAATGAGTTCCTGGAGGGGAACGCGTCTATTCGTTTTGATGTGGATGTATCTCAGTCTGGAAACAACCGCGCCACGATACTCAACAGTGCGGTGGGAACACAAGACCTAACAATAAACGAGGACATAGGTTCTTGGCTTTTGGAAGCGTATATCCCTGATGCCCTAACTGTGACTTCATATACATTATATTGGGGCTCAGACTCAACAAACTACTGGTCAGCCACAATTACTACAGATATCGACGGCTCAACTCTCGCTGACGGGTGGAATACACTTAAGTTTGATTGGGTTAACGCATCAGAAACGGGCACACCTGACATCACAGCGATTGAGTACGTCGCAATTCAACTCAACTACTCTGCTGGGCAGGTAGACGACACTGCATTCCGTTACGATAATCTCCGTATTGCCAACCCTGAGAAGCTAAAGTACCACTACCTTAGTTGGGACCTTGGTACCACTAGCGTTGGCGCAGACCTCACAGCCTACACAGCAGCAACGGATATACCGTTCTACTCTGGACAATATGACCAGTACAAGTACGCTGTGGCACATAAGGCTGCTGCTATCCTGTTCTTCTCTGTGCGCTTACGGGATGAGGCGCTTATCGAGGAGAGAGAGGCTATCGCGGCTGTTAAGAGACTGGAGTCCTTGTTCCCTAAATCAAAGACACCTGAATCAAATAGCTTCAAAGTAAGTGGACTTAATTTTAATCGCAATAGACGTAGGGTTCGGTTCACATAACTTGTTTGTGATACAAAATCGTGTTATAATATAAACTCATGGCAGAAAGGAAAATACCAACATCCGCAGGGATGGAGACCGCATCAGAAACGGTGGCTCGCGTTAAGGCGATGCAAGCATCTAATACAACTAACGGCTCAGACAACGAGTCATTCACAAAAGCTGTTGAGAAACGGCTTCTTGGACAATCACAAGTTGTATCATCATTTGATACTCAACTAGAGCAAAGCTACACGGACGCAGCTAAGGGTATTCGTGAAGGAAATGACGCGTCTAAGGCACGTATCGAGTCTGTATACAATAGAGAGCGGTCTGGTATAGAACAAGCAGGGGAAAACTCTGTCACTGGTTTCTCTGAGGGACGCTCTGGTTTTGCTACACAGATGGCCGGTCTACGTAATGTTGTACAAACAACCGACAAGAACCTCAATGACCTAATGCAACGTAAGGAAGAACTCATCCTACAAGGTGACTCTAATGCTGCCACTCAAATCTCTGGTCTTATCATTGACCGCCTGAAGTTCAAGCAACAAGCGGAACAGCAAGTGTTCTCTAACCTACTTGGTATGGCCAACTACGGTCAGCAAAAGGAACAGTCTGCTGCTGCCCTAGCTCAGTCTAAGTCTCAGTTTGACCAGAAGATGAAGTACGACGAAACAACAGCAATGACTTCTATTGCTCTTGAGTACGGTCTACAAGCTAACCCCGGAGAGACCTTGACAACTCTGTACTCCCGTGCTTCTAAGGAGATGGGACCTGACTCACCGGCTGCTCTAAAGATTAAGCAAGCTCAATCTGAAATCAATCGTAACAATGCAGACATAGACAGAATACGAAATGAGATTCGAAAGTCAAACGAAAAGAAAACAGAGCCTGACCTAGCTAATGCCGACCTAAATGCTATTGTAAATGCAGCACTTGCTAACCCAGCAACAATGGGGCCACTACTCCAGGGTCTATCTAAGGACCAGCAGACATACGTAATTAACACAATGTCTACTAAGAGTGGTGAGCAAACAGCCACCTACTACAAGAACACAGGGGTATCCAAAGATGATGCCAAGACTCAAATCTGGAGCTCCGCTAGTTCTGTTGCTGATAAGCAAGCTGCAACCAATGCGCTTGATGGTGTGTACGGGCAAGAGGAGCCAAAAGCCGCAACAGATAGGTTTGGCATCCGGGACGTTGGAGGTGGTCTGCGAGACGCGTCTACTGCTGGATGGATGGCTGCAATTGACTTCTTTAGAAACTAGCAATAAAAAGTAATGGAAAGTGGATTCGGAAGCTTCAAAGGATTTGGCGAACCTGCACAAGACCTAAGTTCGTCAGATGGATTACTAGCCCTAGCCCAAGCACAGGGCGGGGCTGTTTCTCAAGTCGCAACAGAACTAGCACACCCTAAGACTGGCATTTTGTCAAGTGTATCTAAGGGTTTCAAGAACGCCTTCTCAGACTTCATTGACATCATCTCTGTACCGAATCAATTAGTTGCCGGTGCTATCTCATCGAAGTATACAATGAAGGAGGCAGTTCAAAAGAACATCTCGACCTCTGATGTATTGTATGGAAAAGCTGACCCTAAAGCATCTATCTACCAGAAGATAGGTAGCTTTACTGTACGACTTGCAACTGACGTTCTACTTGACCCAACAACGTACCTTACATTTGGAACAGGCGCTATCCTGAAGACTGGTGCCAAATCAACTGTTGTCCTCAACGACATCGCAGCGGCTCACCTAGGTAAAGAGGCTTTCGAAACAATCGCCTTAAACCCAGAAGGGCGTAAAGCTTTACAGTACGTGTCTAACCTGGGCCGTCAAATGGATGGGACAGCAGCCTATACCAATATAAAAGCAGGCAATGCATTCTTTGACCTGGCCGAGGAGGAACTTAAGACCACCCTTAAAAAAACAGTAGACGCCCCCCTAGACCAAGACTTCGCTCGTGATGTAATGACACGGGTGTTTGAACGTAACCCTGCCCTGGTGAAAGACTACATGGATAAGGGAGGTATCAAATATTTCGGACAGACTATCCTCTCTGCTCAAAGAATGAAGTCTACTTTTGAGATGATTCCCGGGATGAACTCTCTTGATGTGATTACTGAACAGCCACGAAAGGCTCTTGCTGCACTCTTTGACCCTGCCTACAGGAAAACCGCTGAGGGTAAGTGGGTTCGTACACCACAAGGAATCGTAGAGATGGAACAGAAGTGGAAGGACCTTACTCTGGCACGAACAGACAGGAAGATGCGTGCACTGGATGATGTAGTAAAGGAGTTTGGACTAGACCCTACTGGAACAAAGATTGTCATGGCCAACCTACAGGCTGGCTCTATTCCTGCTGATGCAAAACTAGCTGGTGCACTTAAAGCTCTACTCGACTTCAGTGATGAGGAGTTCGACGACCTAGTTAAGAGCGGAAACATGAGTGCTGTTTCAAAGATTGAGAGGCACGTACCGCAAATACTCGTTGACCCTGGCGTTAAGTCTGTGGCTATAGGAACATCAAAGTCTCTAAATGCAGGTGCTGTAAAGGAACGAAGCATGGCTAAGTTCGTAAACTCTCAGACAGGTGAAGCTATCACTGGTCATAAGGATATGCTCGGGCTTAAGCGTGTACTCACAGAAGAGGAGCAGGCAAATATCGTTCGCAAGATTACTGAGACCACGGAGAAGACTGGCTCTAAGGTGGAGGTACTAGAGAAGGAGATTGAAACCCTTGCTGGGGTTATTCAAGATGTGTTCTCTGGGAAAGTTTCAGACGCGACTAAGGAAATCCTACGCAAGTCTAAAAATATTGATAAGAAAAATCTAAAGACTTTTGTTCAGTCAATTGTAAACGAAGCTGGCGAACTAAATGTAGGTAAGCTTGTTAAATCATACGGAGTAAAGAACTACGAAGCTGGCGTAAAGAAATCTATACAACAAGCAGTTAATGACTTATCACCAGAGGCTTTGGAAGTTCTTGTTAAGCAAGTTGCAAAAGCAAAGAAGGCACTGCCTGAGGACCTTGCCCACCTGAACGACGCTCTAGCTGCTGCGATAAAGAAGGCACCAAAGAAGACTGCAAAGGCTGGGGCTGAGGTGAATACTGCTGGTGAGATTAAGGACATGATGAAGAAGGTCAAGCTTGCTGACGAGTCCGGACGTGCGGCTAAGGTAGCTAAGGGTGTAGACCAAGAGTCAATGGCACAGTTCGTAGAAGGTATCAAGGCTGCATTCCTAGAGAACCCACAGGGAGCACGGAAGGCAATAGAATCCATCATCGGACGAAAGCAACAAATCACTGACCTACTTAGTGAGTTGGATATTTCTGTGCTTGGTGCAAAGACTGGTTTGGCTGGTCTACCTAACGCACCTGCTATCTATAAGAACGCTGCTGGTGATATCTTTACCAAAGAAGCTGCTCCATTCTTTAATATTAAAGACGCTGAACACCTACAGGTAATCGAAGAGACCTACCTCAAAGACCCAAAGAAAGCAGAGGAAATGTTACAAGCTATTAAGACCGAGGGTTTTGAAATCTTTGATGACAACCTAGTCACCGCTTTAGCTGCGCGGTCCCTACAGAACGTGAAGACTATTACAATGCAGGACATGGTTAAAGACTTCGCTAGAACCTTTGGCGTTGATGCAGAGTACGCAAACGAATCCTTTGTTCGCTTGAGTGGGGAATCAATGTTACGTGTAGCCTCAGCTTCAGGAGATATGAAGTTCCACCCTGCTATCGCGTCATTCCTAGAAGACTTTGCCAAATCAGTTAAGACTGACGACGCAACGATGGGCTTCCTTAAGTCATACGACACTCTACAAAACTTCTGGAAGGCTTCAGTTACTGCTGTCTGGCCTGCTTTCCATGGGCGTAATGCTATATCTAACGTTCTACAGAACTATCTTGACATAGGTCTATCTGCCCTAGACCCACGCACCCACGTAATGTCGTCTCAACTAATCGTGGCACAACGAAGCATTGCGAAACTACAACGAGAGGTAGTTGGTGGTTCTACACAAGCGCAAGAAAAGATTGCAGAACTCTTGACAAAGAACTTCTTTACTGATGTGACCGGGCACACATGGTCATACGGTGAAATGATTCAGGTTGCTAAGAATAATAACATAGCGTTCACCTCACGTATCGTGTCTCAATCAGACGCAGCGGGTGGTCCAGAAGGTTTGATGGCAGCACTCATGCCTGCTAAGACTAAGCTTGCTAAGGCTGGTCGTATTGCAGCAACACCGGGTCGCATCGGGCAAGATGTAGTTGGTCGTACTATAGAAGAACAATCACGACTTGTCAACTTCATCACTAACCTTAAAGCCTCAGGTGATGTGACAATGGCATCAAGACAAACTAAGCAGTTCCTCTTTGACTACAGTAACCTCACAAACTTTGAGCGTAACGTAATGAAGCGCATCCTACCGTTCTATACTTTCACACGAAAGAACTTAGAGCTCCAGGCTCGTGCCATTATAAATACCCCTGGTCGTATCGCGGCAGAGGTTCATGGATTCGAAACCCTAGGAGAGGTAATCTCTGGAGGTGAGCAACTAACAGATGCAGAACGAGATAAACTACCCGACTGGGCTAAGTCTGGTATGACTGTCCTCACTAAAAAGAACGGCAACCAAGTAAATATCCTACGTAACCTGGGTACACCTCTCGAAGCTCCGTTCCAACAGATTCAGGCAAACAACATGCTTGGCTCTGTGTCACCTGTCGTGCGCATTCCTGTTGAGCTAGGTGCTGGGTATAACTTCTTCGCTGGTAAGCCTCTGTCAGAGGTAACTAACGCTTCCGCTTTTGTACATGCGCCTAAAGTATTAAAGGACATGATTGGCTTTACTACAGTAACCAAGGCTGACGGTTCAAAACTGAACGTAGCCATGAGACCAGAGATGATGCACCTAATCTTAAACCTTCCGCCTACCCCTCGCGTATGGTCTACCCTAGCTGGACTAGAGAACCAAGAGTTGTCTGTTCAGGAGAAGACTATTGCCAACCTTATCGGGGTTAAGGCATACTCATTCGACCTAGAGCTGGAGCAAGCCAAGAAGGAGAACATCCTACGCAAGCAACTGGAGGACCTACTCACAGAAGCCGGTATCACCGCCAAGTTCACACGCACATTTATCCCTAAGACTGAGGCCGAGAAGGCAGCCAAAGAAACCTCATTTTAGGCCCGAAAAAGAGCTACCCCTTATCAAGGTAGCTCTTTTGTTTTTACGCCCAACCTGGGGCATTTCTCTTTTTGGTGGCCCTTATTTAGAGCCGTCTTTTGGGGGTCTTTTTGAGTGGGAAAGACTTAAGAGGTGTTCAATGATAGCCTCCAAGTCAGAGGACGAGTAATCGTCTTCATCGACAAGCGAATTAATTCCTTTAGCAATGACATGCCGACTGTAACTCTGGTACTCAACAACGTGACCAAGATTAATCAGGGTCGAAAAGTAGGGGTTCTTAGCACACTCAATCTTAAACCTTCTTTCTAGTTTGTTCATTTCTTTGTAGGGCCATGACATCGTAATCTCTAATGATAAGGAAGTCCTTACCATCTGAGCGAATCTTGATTGAACTATACTTACCGAAGTATACGTAGTCCCCGGGTTGCATCTTGAGAGGGACCACTGTACCGTCGTCTAACATCTTACCATCGCCAACCTTTATAACTAGGCCGAACTCTGGTTTGTCGTCATACGACTCTGGCTTAACCAGTCCGTCCACAGTTGTAGCTGCGCACGGTTCAATCATCACACAATCAGCGAGAAGTGCGAAGTCAAGGATATTAAGCTTCGGTGTCTTCATCGTCTACGTCTGTTACCTCTACTTCTTCAATTTCTGCTGGCTTACCTTGCCCTTTAATATCAACAAGCTTGAGTTGCGGGAAGTTACCTTGCGGTGTGTTGTTAAGCTCTACTCCGATACGCACTTGAAAGGTTTCTTGAAGTTGGTTAACTCCCTCAATGAATCCTTGCTGGCGCTTCTGTAGGTCCTTTAACTTTAGGTCTGACACGATTTGCTCTTCTGTTCGGTTACTCACTTTCTTAGGTACTGCTTTTGTCATCTTTTGGTTTATTAACGATGTAGTAATTTGACGATAGAATCGCGCTAGCAATAGAGACTGAGTTATCAATCGCCATTTCCGTCACTGTATATGGGTCTATCACCCCGTCTTTCAATAGGTCTCCATACTCTTGTGTGAGTGCGTTAAACCCATAGTTCTTATTCTTGTTCTTGAGAATCTCCAGCAACACAGTGTTACCGTGTAGTCCCGAGTTCTCTGCAATCTGGCGCACACTGGCCTCTGCTAATTCACGGAAGACTTTGTTTACTTCTGGCGTGTCTTTCCATTTGGTTGCTGTGTCTTGGTACGCGCGGAGGATTGAGAGTCCTCCCCCGACAAGGTATCCGTCTTTAACGGCTGCTCGTGCCGCACTAATGGAATCCTCATATCGAAAATGCTTTTCCTTGAGTTCAATAGGAGTGCGAGCTCCAATGCGAAGAGTAACAATTCCGTTAGTAAGCGACGCCAAACGCTTTTGAATAAAGTTCTTAGCCTCTGAGCCTTCGTCACCGAACTTTTCAAACTCAGCCTTGAGTCCTTTAATTCTATCATTCAATCTCTTCTTACTTGTTTCATCTTCTCGGACAATTACCGTCTGTTGTGCATCTGCGTACACTTTCTTAGCCATGTAGAAGTCAGAGATACTAAGCTTGTCTACAATGGTCCCGTTCTTTTCTGCTACCACTTCTCCGTCCAGGTAGTGGGCAAGGTCCTCTACTGTTGCACCCTGTGACTTCTCAATGTGTGGGTCCTTCACGAGGATTACGCGCACCGCACCCTTCTTGTGGTTAGCTATGAAGAATGGTAGGGCGTCTCCAATGAAATCCTGTGCCACTACTACGACCTCCTTGTACCCATTCTTTAAACAGGTGTTGAGGATGGTCTCTGCCTCTTCTGCGTAGTATAGTCGTTTGTCTGTAACAAGAATAGGTACATCAAGGAATGCCGACACACCCATGTTGTTACCTAGTTCTGGTTTAAACAACCCACCTTGTACGATGAATCCTGAATCCTCAACTATCTCTGTCTTGCTTGTTGCGCTAGGCTCTACAAATATAAAGCCAAACTCTCCCGCTGTACGTACAATCTTAACTACATCAGCGGCAATCTCTTTGTCATTGTTCGCTGAGATACATGCGACGTTGAACAGGTCTGCGTCACTCTTGATTGTCTGCTTCATTTTCCCTAGGGACTTCTTGAGCTCTTCGGCAAACTCCCGGTACCATCCAACCACTTCACGTTGATTCATACCATCCCGTGTGAGTTTGAGCCCACCCTTTGTAAGGACACTGTTGAACAAAATGGTAGTACTTGTTCCGTCACCTGCCTTAGTGTTGGTCTTCAAGGCCGCCTCTTTAATTATCTGAATGATGGCGTTCTCGAACGGGTCCTCTACATTGATGGCTCGTGCAATAGTCACACCATCGTTAGTTACCGTTATCTCTCCTCCGTCTGATTCAAATATAACATTACCCCCACGAGGACTTAGTGTTTGCCTGATGGGGTCTGTAATAGTATCCACTGCGCGGATAATCTTGTCTGCAATTTCTGTGCTCTGTTTAATCAACTTCTCCATTTGCTTCTGTGTTTCTTATATGTTATAATAATGTATTACTAACTAGAGGATTATAACATAAGCGCCAATTTGAGGCAAGTTTTATGATTAAAGGAAAATTAACACGAGCAGAAATCCAAGCCAAAATCAAGGAACTACTTGCTCAAATTGAGGAATACAGGGCACAACTTAGCACCATTAAATCTAATCGTGTCAAGTTATTTGACGCTGCTGTAGCATCTATCGGTATCGACGCCTCACCAAACGATGTGGCTCCAGATGAGGTAGGTTGCGCAGAGACTGTTAACGCTATCTTTAAGTCTGTATTTGGCAGAGAGGCTGGCGGGGGTCTGTCTACTCACCAGATGTACAACGCGATGCTTAAGGATAGTAGGTTTATAAAGGTTGACCAAGCCCTGCCCGGCGACATCATCATCAGTCCAACAGGCTACGGAAATGGAGGTTTGTCAAATGGACACGTTGGTATCGTGGGGGAGTCAGAGACTATTATGTCTAACTCTTCTGCCACTGGTACTTTTGAATCTAACTACACCCTGAAGACATGGGTTGCAAGGTACCGAGGGAAGGGTGGTTATCCGATTGTCTTCTTTAGAGTTATCTAGTATGAAGGACAAGAAAGATGCGGTGCTTATTGCCCGCGTACCTAAAGACCTGAAGGTCAAGCTGGAGACTAAGGCTAAACACATGGGAGAGAAGGTGTCTGAAGTTATCCGGTTGGCCTGTGAGAAGTTTCTAAAGTAATGAAGCGCTCTGGATTCAGCAAGAAGAAGACTGTTAAAGACAAGGAGCTGGAGGCTTTATATGGTATCAAGATGACCTACTGGAGGTACAAAGGACTCAAGGGGATTTACTGGAACTTACTATCACAATATGTCAGACGCCGAGACTTCCTTGGGTGGGGGACCTGCATTAGTTGCGGTAAACAATTCAACGATTGGCACGAATCACAAGGTGGGCACTATGCACCAGCCGGAAACTGTGGATTCTCCCTCCTATTCGACCCTAAGAATATACACGGGGAATGTCCCTCTTGTAATAATCCCAGAATCTCACCAGGGAAACTGATTACATACCGCGCCAACCTAGTGAAAAGATATGGAGAAGCGTGGGTAAAAAAGTTAGACACCCGTTACCAGAAGAAGGAGATGATGAAGGAATGGACACAGCTTGAATATGATGTAGAGATTCGCAAGCTACAAAAGAAGCTACAAAAAATGCCCGATTAGGGGCATTTTTGTTAGTTACTTGGTATCAACTCAGGCGTGTAGAGTTCTCGTATCTGTGCATGTAGTTGTTCATGTCCGTCCTTCACTGCATTGAACGTGTAGTCTACTTCAATCTGGTCCATCTCCATTTCTGACTGGTGGTTTCCTGTGTCAGTTATATCATCGCGTTTGATGCGGACGAGTACTCCTCCCATTTCTTTGAGTGCCTTCGCCTCGTTGAGGAACCTCACATCATCACAAACAATATGGAACTCCTGATTAGCCAGCACTGTCTCCTTCCAGATTTTAATCCAGTAATCTTGGTCGTCTCCTCGCCTGACCTCGGTACCATACTCCTGCATGAATGCACGCATGGTGGTTGGTTTTGTATCGAATAGACGCTCAAGTGAGAAGTCTTGTGTGGCGTTAACCTCACCCATCAAAGCGCCCAGGCCCTTAAGTGTGTTGGGAAAGTTCTTCTTCATCTCATTTACCAATCCATCCTTAAAGTTTACTCTGATTACGTCTGGTAGGTCGCCTTGTACCATCTGACACGCGGTTGATTTACCGCTCTGTGCTTTTCCTGTGAACCCTATTATCATATTAGAACTCGACGCTATCGCCGCAATTTATTACTTCTAATCCGTTCCCTTCCCACATACGAATGACAGAAGGACGGTCATCATATACTCGTACCACATTATAATGTTTGAGATATTTGTCATAGATTTCTTGTTTAACTTGCACATCCGGTCGCTTGTCTCCAGACCTGCGCATGAGCACAAAGTTGTATCCCATGTTGTCCATCAACCACTTCTCTGTAACTTCTCGGTAGTCCTCAGGTCGTGCGCTAACAAATACTATGTCAAAGCCAGCTTCTTCACATCTCTTTATATCTGCCTTGACATCTTCACGAACTGTGTCCTTATCCATTTCAGAGAAGAAGCCTTTCCAGTCTTTAGGGTCCTGTTGTACGTAGTGGCGGCGGTGTTCGATATCAGCAATCGTGCCATCGATATCACATATGACAATACCTTTAGAAATATCCTTATCAAGAAGTAACCCATACTGTAACGCCATTTGTTTAATTGTGTGTTCTCCAACTGCTTTCCCGCGACCCTTGTCTCGCTCTATGCACACCTGCCATGAGGTGGCTACGTGTTTTTGACTGAACTTGGCCCCGTGTGCAACTGCTACAGCTAGCCACATTTGAGCATGGTGTTCAGAAAGATTACAGTCATCTACAATGACATCGTATCCTGACTTAAGTAATTCAGACACAATGGCCTTCTCTACCTCAATAGTAACCTTTTCATTGCGCCCACTAAACACATTGTCGTGGAGCATCTCACGGAGTAAATCTCTATTGACTCTCTTCCTCTGTCCGTTCATCAGCTCCTTCGCTATCGTTGACTTCCCTGATGCTGAAAGCCCCCTCATTATCAATAGTTCTTGCATGAGCTACGCTTATATCTCCTGATAATATTTCCTTGTAGATTGCGACGGCCTTCTTTAGTGCGATTCGTTTCAAAGACCGGAAGTTTAGTGACTCTACCTTGTCTTGAATCTCCCATATTTCTTCGGTCAACATGTCATGGTAACATGTATTTGAAATACGCGGGATGTGTTCTAGGTCTAGTCGCTTATCCACTAGCGGCTGAATCTTGTGCATAACCTTTTCGACTCTTGCCAAGGACATGTATTTGTTTACAACGTAAAGCTCCCAGTAAGATTCCGAATGCTTGTTATTCCCTCCAAAGTTAACTGCGTTATCTTCTTTGAAGTTTTCGGTGACAATCTTCGCGTAGTTGTGTGAACCAAACTTGTCTCGGAACTCGTGGTTCTTTATAACAACACCCTCTCCCTTCTCGCCAAGTACTGACTTACCGACATGCTCTAAGATTTGTTCACTGGTTGGGTTTTTGAACGACCCATGGTACTCAGGTCGTGGGATATTGTAGTAGTCAGCAACTTTAATAACCTCTTCCTTTGTAAGGAACTCCTCGACCTCTTCACCATCACGCACTACTGTTATATCAAACAAATAGAACTTCTTATACGCTGACTCGTTGTATCCGATAGTGTGCCGTACAAGCCACTCACCGTATAGTCTCCAGGTTGGGTGGTCATGTAGGATAAGATTTATTGCTGCGTCTGTTTTTACATAATCAACCAGTCCATTGAAGCCCCCTGACAGTTCTCTGTTTCTAGAACCACACGTTACTTCCCCGCGCTTGTCAAGCCAGATGGATGCGTTAGCTCCGTCAATCTTTTCCTCGATATGGCATTCACCCTCAAGGATTCCTTCGACTTCTTCTTTACCTAACCTGTGAATTTTTGGGTAGCGTTTAAATGTTGTCATGGTTTTATAACTAACTTTGAACTAATAGTTTTTCCTTTGCTCCATCCCGCACAATCAGAACACATGTACCGTTGGTGTGAACCAGATTGTGAGTAGCCCATACCCCGCTTTTGTATCTTGGTTGACGCACAGTGAGGGCAGACCTTTCCTTCACATACCACGCCTAGGTTAATTGGATTCTTAATCCATGGTCGTAGCTCCTCGTACACAGCCTCTAGAAGCACAACGTCTTGTTTATTATACTTCTTCATCTTTGCCCAGGCCTGCTCGTCTCCTGCCATACAGTCGCGCCAGAGTTGCGCACCACCTGTAGACTCTTTCATTCCTATACCTAACGCTTTCGCAATATCATCCAGTCTATTACTATTAAGAGCAAAACGGCTACGAGCCACCTTGAGGGTGTCAATAGTTCTATAAGGAGAGGGTGGAGGTAGTCCATGTAGTAAGAATCGTGCGTTAGCTTTTCTAATATCGAATTTGTCACCGTTGTGTGCAATGATAATATCAGCCTTATCAAAGAGCATCCATAGTTCCCTGGTGAGTTGCTTATCTACCTTACTACCAGTATCGTGCAGAGTTCTTACCTTCACGCTCTTGTCCCCATACCACTTGTATGCGAATGAAAGCAACTGCCATTCTTTCTCTACCCAGACTGCGTTCTGTTCCCATATCCCCCAGTTAGCTGAGATATTTGGTGAGTTCTCGATGTCGAAAATTAATATGTTTAACATTATTTATATTTTTTATATAGTTCAGATATCTGACTAGCGTAGTAGCCAGCAAGATAGGCGTATGATTCCTCTGATGAGTCAGTTAATCTACCCCCGATACAATCCATCACAGAGTGTACGAGGTGAAATATTTCATGAACCATTGTGTCGATATCTTCTGCCGCAGAACTGAACTTATGCAACCATATTAGAATTGCTCCGTTAGGTGCTTGCCATACCATACCTAGGCGACTTGGAACAACATCTAGTGGTTCGTTCTTCAGTTTTGTATCTCGGGCAAATTGTTTTAATACCTTTTCCTGGTCGCCTATTCCTAAGTATATGTTCCGTTTATAAACTGGGTCTTCTAATTTTTTGAAGATTACTCTGCTCATTGTATTACATTAGTGGGTAAAAATATATGAGCAAGGATGAGAAGAAGAGAGTGGTTAGGAGTTCTTTATCAGTATGGTCACCTAACAAGTTTTTTAGATAGCGGTTTACCTTAAGGTATAGCCTGGGTCAAGGCACATATCAGGGGCTACAAACCCTCGTAATAGTCACCCCTACACCCAATTCTGTAGGGGTCTAGCGTCTCTCTTTTGCGCCACACTTCTTCTTCTCATCCTCACCCACATGTGAGGAACAGTTTATCATTTTATCACTATCCGTGCTAGCTACCCCAGCAGTGACGGCTCCAATTCCAAGGCACTAGTCCTTGGTGTTCATAGAGGTATACTCCATAATCTACGTTGCCTTCTAGAGTATGGATATCATACCCTAGTCGTTTTGAATCTGCAAGGTGGTACTTCTCATTGATTTGAAGAACACCAACGTCCTGCGGATTCTGCTCACCTCTTAGTACGCTTCCATCAGCATTAAATTGCCGGTACTTTGATTCACACCTTGCCACCTGTAATAGTGGGTGGTCTGGACCAATGCGTTCTGCAATTTGTTTCGCTACCTCGTTGGGTAGAGTGACCGCTTGTTTCGTAGTGCCTGCGACTTTAACATCGGGGGTACTAGTCGCTACAATTACTTGTTGAGTGGTTGTAGCTTGCGGAGCTTCCAAGGCCGGAGTTTGTTGTGGGGTTGCCGTGACCCGTGAGTTCAGTATGAGGAAGCCTGATAGTAGGACGAGTAAAAGAATGAACTTTCGTATATGTTTTATAAGCTATGGGCTTATCGGATAAATGGTTCTACTCAACCTTAGGCTCGTTCGAGCTTTGTGTCTTTCCAAAGTAGAAACCAAGGACCATCATCATCGCTGCGTTAAATATCTCAGAATCAATGTGGCCTGTAAACAGGGCGGCACATGTGGCTCCAGAGAACATAAGTAACACTAGCTTCGAGGCTGACCCTAGGACTCTTGATATATTCTTGAATATGTCCATCATAGTGATTATAACATGATTATCTTAGTAATTCAACCCCTCCGCTTACATCCAGGCGACGACTAAATCGTTATTTGTATCGCGCATATCCCTATGGGATTGCTGGAAGCAAGAGGGGAGGTTTAATCCCCGTGTAATTATGACTTCTTGCTTTTCTTTGCTGCTTTCTTCGCAGTAGCTTTCTTTGGTGTCTTTGACACTGTTACAGATACTACTGTGAGCTTCTTAGCCTTTGGTGCTGGCACCTCGGCTGTTACTACCTCTTCCTTAGCTGCTTCTACTACTGGTACTGCTGTGTAAGGAACAAGGTCTGTTGCTGGGAACATTTCGTCCCAGGCTGAGTTTCGCCCTAGAGCAAAGCCTGTAATGTACGCGAGAACTCCTACGGATGCTGCGATAATGAATGTAAACATAATTTTTTTGAATCTAATTTATAACTTGTAATACCTCTAATGGGTACTTCTTCCACTCTCCGTCGTATGCGAAGATGTCTAGACCTTCGACTGTCCAGCCCGAGAACTGGAGTAGGTTGGCGTAGAAGGATAACTGGACTTGATACTTGGACAGTTTGGTCGGTGGTAGTACATCGAAGGGGGTTAGTAATTTATCTCCCTTCTTCTCTACATCGTAAGCAATCTTGTAATCTCTAATACGACACACCTTATTCTCTGCGTCAAGTATTAAGAGATTATCCACGAGTCCACAGAATCCTTTCTCTACGTTTGAGATTAATATCTCCTGAAGGTTCTCACCTTCTTCTGGCATCAATACCTCTAGCTCTTGGATGAGCTTCTGAAGGAACGGATGGTTGGGTAGAGCTGCATTTACTTCTTTCTTGGAATTTTCCATGATGGTCTGTCCTATTGACTTCATCTTGAAGTAGTGTTCTAATACTGCATGGATAGCTGTACCAAAACCGGCAGCAGCGTCACCATTACTTTTCCAAAGCCCAAGAATATCTACTTGTGGAATACCCCATTTACCTTCACATTGCTTACTGACTCCTTGTGTGTCAAACTTTTTAGTGTGGCGAGCCGTGAATCCTGATGCTGACTCAAGACGCTGCCCGTTGTACATGTACGTATGGGCTTCCCGGTCAAACTCTAGCTCTACACCTTCGTTGAAGGATTTTAACAGTTCAATTACACCTTGAACTTTGTTTGGTCTAAGTGCGATGTCAGAGTATTCCCTGTACATAGTCTGGATATGCGGCATCACTGTCGCCTTCGCTGCTTCCATGCTTTCTGCCGTAACCGTGATTTCCGGTTGGATATTAGCGTAACTCCCTGTCGGAATTGTTGCTTTTATTGTGTACGACTGTAATTGTGGTTCACTCATTTAATTGTGGCCAAACTGATAATATCTCTTCGTTTGAAATCTCTATCACTTTAGAGAGATTTTTCGTCTCGTTACATCTACGCATTACCATGTAGTTGTATGTACGGTCTGGTCCAAACTCCATATCTCTTACGCGTTCCTTAAACTCATAGAATGTAAGTTCTTGTGCCGCACCTATAAGCTCTTCTACGTGCTGAAAGTCGAAATCCCCCGCTTTTAGTCTTGGTAGAATGTGCGTCAGTGCCCGTACTGGTACTCGCTCAAGGTCGCTCTCTGGAACCTCAAACTTTACTACAAAGTATTCGTATAGCTGCATCGCTCGGTTCGCTTCGGACACAGTAAGCCCAATTTCTGGTGAGCGGACGAACTCTTCCCATGTATCAACACCATCCCCGAAAGCTGACCTAAAAAGGTTATTAGCGTGTAGTTGCCAGAGTAATTTTCCCCTAGCAACGTCTATCTTCCGGCGTACTTTCTGAATAGAGATTAGTTCTGATACTAACTGGTGAGCTTCGTCAACTTTAGAAATCGTCTGGTCCTGGCCCATCATCTTCTGGAACCGGGTAAGGTACGTTAGTATTTCCTACTGTGGGAGGAAACACCATTGCCTCTAGTCGTGCGATGCGGAGTTCTAGAAGGTCAACCTTAGTTGGGAATGAGAAGTTCAGGTAATCTCCATTAGGGATTACTACAATCTCAATTTTAGAACCTTCTTGAATAGCCCGCAGCTTTGTTGAGTTGAACTTGTCTTCAAAACATCCGAGCCACTTGTCACCCAGTTCTTCAGTTATGATTCCAATCTTACTCCACTTTCCTTTTGCGCCCTCACCGTCTTTCCAGTTGAGCTTCTTAACTGTTACTGTTTGCATTTAGTTTTTCTTGATTTGCTGACCACCACTAACATTTACTTCGGCTGGTTGTACATCAACATTGATGTTGAAGCTAGAGAGGTCCACTGTAGGAATCTTACTTGAGATGAACTTAATCATTTCATTGTAGTCAGCAATCTGAGCCTTGAGAGACTTGATTGTGTCTTCTTGCGCTTCTGCAGTTGACATGGCCGCTGCTTCATTAACGAGAGCTTCTCGGAGTCCTATCATGAGCGCCTCTACTTCCTTGCGGACTTCTTTACGATATTCCAGCGCTTCCTTTTCAACACGGAGGTCTGCACGCATCTCAATGTTGTCGGCAGTGATTCGAGAATCTTCTGCGTAGAAACTAAGAGCCTTCTCATTTCGTTCATCTGCTTCCTTAAGCTCTCGCTCAAGACTAGAGAGTGCACGACGATGACTGTAGTTCTTCTCCTCGATGCTGCGTTCGTAAGACTGAGCCAGTTCTCGCTTTGAATCCTGGAGTTCTTCTATACGCTTATCGCGGGCTTCTAATTTCTTTTCCAACGCTTCCTTCTCTGAGGTTGCTGTCTTGACTTCTGCCAAGGTTGGAAATAGTGATTTGAATAGTGACATTAATTATTTCTTATTTGAATAATTCCAAACTGCTTTGGATTTGAATATTGTATCACATACCCGATTTCAGGCAAGTGGATAACTTATTACACCACAGAAATCACAGATAGTGAACTAGCTCTTCTATAACAGACACGAACTGGTCTGAACTCATTTTCTTAGGGTAACTCTTAAGGTCCCTGATAAGGTCTATCCCATTGGAACCCACAGCACCGCACTTAAAGCAGTAGTATGAGTTATTAGGATACAGGTTGAAGTTGTCGTTCCTGCCTTGGTGGACGGGGCAAGGTATGCCGACCCTTCGACCTTTGTCTGGTACATTGAGGATATCAAAGATACTAATTTCTCGTAGCCTCTGAAGTTCCTGTGGAGTAAGGTCAAGCATACTAGTAGTCGTCTTCGTCTTCTTGTAAAGCTCTGAGCTCTTCCTCTGTGTACAACGCTTCATTAGTACCAAACACCCCTGTCGCGTGATTTACTCTGACCACACGCAAGCCCTGGGGACCTTTGTTTTTGTCAATGATTATCTCCATACGTTTATCATCAACTGCATGTAGAAGTACAACTGCTTCCGCCACTTGATAGATGGCTGAAGAACCCTTCATGTCTTCTTTAGTTGGTCGCCTTTTTATCTTGCCCTTCTCTGGCTTACCTATGTGGTGCACGACGAGCATAATTATCTGGTGACGCTGCGCTATATCCTTAAGCTTACGTATCCAATCAGCTTGTCTTGCGGTCTGGTCTGTACCATGGATGAAGTAATCAAGGTGGTCCAGAATAACGAACTGAATCCCAAACAACCTCTTGGCCCGAACTAGAGTATCCTCGAACTCTTGTTCGTCTGGCATTGCGAAGTATAGAGGTAGGTCAACTGCATCATTCCTGATAGCGTCCCAACCCTCCTTGGTCATTACACCGAGGTCGTCCTCTTCCTTCTTGTAACGGACTTGGATGAATCGAGGCCCCACCTCTGTGATTCCTCTTTCAAATGGCAGTACTAGTGTTGGGTATCCTTTCGTCACTAACTCATTAGCAACATTAAGTAGATAGCTAGTCTTCCCTACACCAGAATCGCCAGAGAACACAGCCAACCAGTCTGGTTTAAACTTTACGTAGGGAACTGAGTCTAACTCTATACGGTCCTCTCCCTTGTTTAGGTAACCTTCGATTACATCACCAAGGTTGGAAAACTTATGCTTGTAGTAGGGTTTGGCCTCCTTGATTAATTGCCTAAAACTTGCATCGTCCCCGAATGACCCAAAGTAGTCGTTTGCATCCTTGCAACCGTCTGGGTAAGAGACTTCATAAGACTTGTCGATTCCCACCCGTTCTGCCAGCTTAAGGCTTGCCCCTCTTCCAGCATCGTCGTTATCATAGGCAATGTATACCCTTCCGGTATTGTCAAGTAGCTCAATCCAAGGTCCGTAGCTATCCTTACCTGAGCTTGGTGAGATAACGTTCTTGAAGCCCGCTTGCCAAGCCGATATGAGGTCAAACTCTCCCTCAACAATAAGCACTCCCTTTTTAGACTTCTCCTCTTGCAGACCCGCTTCGTTATAGAGCCAAACTTCGCATCCCTTCTCTTGCGTATACCTTTGTGGCGCATTTGGGTCAAGGTGTCGGTACCTGATGTTGACAAGTTTTCCGTCTTTGAAGACTGGGATGCAGACTGCATTCTTTCCAGTATCATATCCAAGTCTAAAGTGTCTACTAGACTCGGGAGTGATTTTCCGTAGAAGCAAGTATTCCCATCCTGGTGTCCCAACCACGAGATTTGCCTCAAACTGTCGTAGTGCATCTTCATCAGGCAGTCGATAACCTCCTGCGAGGGCTTGTCTGATTGATTTAATTTTTCCATCCATTGCTTTCTTTAACCATTAACTGATAAATCTTGTCTGTCGCCAAGTCAACGCCCGCCTTGTTTACCATGTTAAATCCGTCCGGCACATCCTTTATAGATAATAATTCTGGATGAATGAACGATTCGCTGATAATCCTCTTAAACTCTGTCCTTAGTCTAATCTCATCCCTTTCTGATTCTATTGTCTTCATAGTAGAATGTGTCCTTAAGGCTGGCAAGGGCTACCTTCTCTTCTGATTCTTCGAAGTGCGCGGGGGCCAAAAGAATGTAGTTACAATCTGCGTCAATGTTTTCTCTGGTCCAATTCCTAAGTGCTTGCCAGAATCTCTGCTCTGGATGCTCCCCTAGGAATTTGATAAATGATTCTTTCATAAGTACTATATATCTAATTCTCCTATAAGCACCTTTTGAGCTTCTGTGAGGGCTGTGTTATAGCCAGTGTTGAATGGCGCTACAGGGTGAAGAGGCTCGTTCTCAAAATCCTCATTGCTTTTTTCTATAATGCTGCCTACCTCCTCAGCCGCTTGTTTGAGAGTGTTGGCGATTAGTTCATCAAGTTCTTCTGCCGACAATAGGTTGTGAGCCTTTTCGCCTGAGTCTTGTGCATACTTTTCACGAGCAAGTCGCTGGCATCTTTGTAGTAGTGTTTCTTTCATGTTAGTTCTTGAAGAAGTTTCTAATCTCGCTTTCGACGTAGTCTTGTGACACTAGCCACGGCTTGTCATCTATCACCACAGTTAGTTCTTCAGCTTCACTGTCGTAGGAAAAACGACCCACTACGCCTTTTACTGAGAAGCTGCCTTTGTTGTCCGTCATTGAGAGTGACCCCGCTTGTTGGATTTTTGCTAGCGCTTCGTTTGCTTTATCTACTGTTGCTTTTATTTTCATAACTCATTTTATAGTTAAACTTCTGGTAAGGGGGTGTCTAGCTCGGACAGTAACTCATCTATGGCTTGTCTTTTTTTCATACTACTTTAATTTCTTAGACTCTGTACCATTCCACCAACCTATCTCCCAACCACTCCTTAAGCACTCTACACCTGGTTTGCATTTGAGGCAAGTGTAGATGTCTAGGTAATGGTGGTCGTGTAGTTTACCTTCTTTGTCCTCACGTACCTGAACTTCACTTCGAAGTTTGACAAGTATGTGGCCAAAGGATAATGGGCCGTGGTAGTGTTCGCTATAAACTTCTAATAATTGGGCAGTGGTGGGGACTCTTTTAAGACCACCAAGTTTGATAATTCGTCTGTTCTCACGGAAGTTTTCCACTCCCTCACAAAGTACAATTGTTTTATTCATACTCAGTTAGAGTAGCATGCTAGGATTTAACTGTCTAGCGCCTCACCTGTGGATAACCCACACACGTAGTCCTTTACAAAGTCAGCAACATCTCTACTGTCCTCCAGGTCTAGTCTGTGTATGCTATTCAGGAATATTATATATTTGTTCAGGTTTGGCTTGACCCATGCAAGTGGGTAGGCTGCGTCTTTGAGTCGTCCGTGCTCCCGGTCGTCCTGCCCCTGTGGTCCGTACCAGTTGAAGTGTGCAATCAACAGCGCCGCAAGTTGCTGCTCAGTGTAGTCTTTCAGCAGAGACTTCAAAATACCACCTTCTTTACCATTCAGGTAAACTTTCGGGTCCACCTGGAACTCGTCACGGTAGAGTAGCGCATAGAACTTACCCAGCCGTGACAGCGGAGTCTTACCTAGAGTCTGACTGAGTTGTATATATTCCTTATTACTTTTACTTATAATAGTTTTACTTATATCTGTGCTCGTTTCGACCCCCCCCGAAGTGCTCGTTTCGACCCCCCCCGTAGGTGGTTTCATCACCCCCCCATAGTTAACCAAAGGAACAATCTCCTCTCTGATGAGTTCTCCGTCCACGCGACCTGCCTTGTAGACACGCTCAATATACCCCTTCTTCTCCAAAGAAGTTAGTAGTTTCTTAACATAGTCTGGAGTAGTTCCCCTTCCCATTGTCTCTGCAAGAGTAACATTCGACGCTATACACCTCTGTCCGCTTAATTTAGACATCCAGTAGATGACAGCATAAAGCAATCCACCCTTCGTTGTTATGTCCTCATCGAAAGCAATCACACCAGGTATGATTAAAAAGTCTGGTTTATAGTCCATATTTAATTTATTATTATATTTCCTCCAAATCGTCCTCGCTCTGGGCACCAACGGTCTGTGTCAACAAAGCACTCTCCACAACTACAGCGCACAAAATCACCACAGTGTTTGGACTGGATATGTTCTTTGCAATTTGGGCAGGTCCCGTTTGGAAGTTTTATATACTTACCCTCCAATGTGTAATAATCTATACTTGTCCAGTTATCCTTGTCTGGCATGCGTCTCGCGTACCAGTTTTTTGATTCTGTTAAATAAGCAACGTTTCCATCCTCCATTATTTTTTCTGACATAGGGGATGTGGCGGGGTTCGAACCCGCGCACTGTGTACGCCGATGTAGGTATTTAGTCTACATAGTCTAGACGCGTCATCAAGCTCTACCAACTGAGCTACACAACCCATACGCCACGATAACCTCGTGGCCAAGTGAGAGCCTTCAAATCCAGATATTGACTTTCTCCAAAGGAGGTACGGGATGTTGCTTCTCTTGTTTACGTAACAAATAACGGCTTTCCTCCAGAGCACCATTTCTCCATTTGGACCAACTCGAAACGCAAAACGTAATGATATTTGTTGGCAAATAGAAGGTTTTCTCCAAACTAGAGCTGGTTTAGTATAACAATCTTTCTCCCCAAAGGCAAGTTAAAAAACGACCTTTCTCCAAATGCCCAACACAAAATCTTGTATGTCAATTAATTATGAAAATTCCCCGAACGCCCCGTCCGTTTGTTGGTCCTTGAGTGGGGTCATCGGTATAAAATATTTGTATGGCCCGTCCGTAAGCCGCGTCCGTAGCACAACTCTTTATACATGACAATGGTCCGTAGTTGTTTGACTATCTATAAAAGTATGGTATAAGTTATGACACAAAAAACACACCTGTAAAGTGTGCTTTGTTTGCTGTGCGCCTGTGCGCTGTGCTATTTAAGCTGTATGCCTCTGTAGTTCCTGTGTGCCGTCGTGATTAGTTATGAGTAACTCATCACCCTTCCAAACAGCGATGTATACATCTCTGTTCTTGTTCATAAATCGCACTTGCACGTATTTTTCCCCGCTCTTGCCCACTACCCGCCCCCCCTTGTCGCTGGTGATTTCCGCGTATAGTCTTGCCATACTAGGATACTAGCCGCCACTCGCCGCCCCATGGCTGCCCGTTTAAACGTGACTCGCCCCGATGCCTTGTAACCGATACCCCGCGTATACCGTTTAAACGTTCGCGTGTAGTCACTGTATCCCATCCGGCCGTAGTAACATAAAGCCCATCATATCGCCATTGCGCGATGGCATTATTGAATAGGTACAATGTCTCGCCGTCGGTCCGCGTATTGCCTCGCGTCCTTTTCTCGCGTGCCTCAAAAGCGGCCACGATTTCCCGCGTTACTTTTCGCATGTTTATATATTATTTATTAAGCGGTTTTATATACCGCGCGACCGCCTCAACTTTTGAGAGTGTCGCGCGAAAAACAAAAAAGCACACTGTTTAAAGTGTGCCTAATGTGCCTGTAGCGCCTTGCGGGGGTACAGGGTAGATATAGGGTAAACTACATGCCTAGCAGTGCGAGCAGTAGCCCGCGTGCAAAGCGATTAATTTTATTGTCTGGTTTTGTATCTAGTAGCAGTTTTAACTGCTCTATGAGTTTTGCGCGTTCATACATATCATACCATTGTTTTAATAATTTCTAAGGTATTAGTGTGCATAAGTGTACGACTTGCATAGCGTTCGCCCTGTAGGTAGCGCTTTAAGGTGTTAGCGATAAGCCCCGCGATGATGTAACTAGTATATGATATATACCTAGCCCCGCACGGGTCCGCGTCGCCCTCAACTTTTAAAGTCTCGCCCCACTCGCTTACCTTTTGTGCATGCACCTCAATTTGGCCGCCGCCCATCCGCCCATCTATAACAAACATATCAAGGGGCAGCATCTCGCATATCTCGCGCCGCGTTTGCATAGAATCAACGGCACTAATTACAACTTCATTAGCGAGTGATAATCCGGCATTTTGGTACGCCTTGTACACCTTTTTAACTTGCGTATTAGGACTGATTGCCAGTATGTGCTGCTCTAGGCAGTCCACTTTATACTTGTCCTTGTCGCGCCATGAGTACGCTTGACTGCTTAGGTTGTGGCCCTCGACGGTATCAAAGTCCACTAGTGTAAACCTTTTAACTCCCATCCTAACTAGTGCAAGCGCCGTATGGCTGCCTATATTCCCGCATCCCACAATCACCGCGTGTACGGCCTCGTGTTTCGACGGGTCAAACATGGCGACTTGTCTTTTAAAGTCTATCATGATAATTTTTTGGGATAACTTTTCTCATAACCCGCATAGAATCCGTCTATCTTTTTGTCTTCTAGTTCATCACGTAGCATCTTGACTAGTGTCATATCGCCCGCCGCGTGTGCGTTGGCGATTTCCTCGACTAGTCCGGCCACCTCATCATTATATTGCTCTAGGTCCACCATAACATCAAAGTCAAGCCGTGTTTTTGTGGGCATGCTTAGTGTCTTTAGCTTTTCGTGTTCCTCTTTTTTCTCAAAACCAAAATTGTGCGTTTTGCCGTGATTGTGCGAATGATCGCCGCCTCGCCCGTATCCTAAATATGCACTAGGCGCTGGCTTAGATACCTTTTTAGCGATTTCCGCCTTGCACTCGTTTATGATGTCGTCGTCCTCTTCCTCTAGCACTTGTACTTGTACGTCCTGTTTCATACGGACCGGACTATACAAGTCAAAACGTGATGTAAACTCGTGCGCGTGGTTCGTGACAATTGATAGCATCATCTTAAAGTCGGTTGACTCGTCGATGGTGGCAGTATCACGACCTGAGAGAAAAGTTTTCATAGCAGCATGAGAATGCCACCAGCAAAACCAGTCTTTAGGATTCTCACCCTTTTTAATCAACTCAACTTGAAACTTTGCAAGTGCCGCCGCCGGTATATCAGAATGTGCCGCGCTTACTACCTGTTCAAAGATTGCGATATCTGTAACCAAAAAGTTACCATCTACGATTTCCACCTTGCCTAGCCCGCTTATCTCATCCGGACAATTGTCAACGTAGGCCCGCATTTTGTGCCATGCATTGTGTGTTAGTTCTGCTATCATACTCAAAATAATTCCTTAACTTGCGTAGATGTTAGCCCGTCGGGGGCAGCGTCTAGCTCTTTTATAATGTCCTCGCGTTTCTTTAGGCCCGTCCGCTTTATCTTACTTTTAACGTACTCTAGAGATTGCATCATCACTGCCCGCTTATAATCAAGTTTTGTTATTTTCGCTACACTTTCTTTTTTAATCCACGGACTGCTAGAGATAGCGTATGTGCCGCCCAGCGCATTTTTACCACCCGCGAGTCTATAGTTATTGCCCTGTTCGTGTATCTCGGATATCACCGCCCGCACCCCGATGTCAACATAATCATTAGCCACCATCACCACCGTGTCGCCTACACTTAGCAACTCTATATCACCGCCTCTATCACGTACAGAATTATTGCGATGTACTAGCCAGTGATGGGACGGCAGAAACGCCGCCGCGTCGTCGGTACTCTGTAGATATACAAGCATTGTATTTACAAGCGCCGCTAGTTCCCTATCATTCTTGAGTCCCACTAAAACCGTTTCCCATTCCCCTTGACATATCTTGCCCCCTTCATACACGGACCAATGTGGGCGTGTCATGTTATTGTCAAAAGTTAGGTTTTTTACATAGATGTCACAATCATAAAAGTCAATCCGGACCTCAAATGCCCCGATACACCGCCGCACGTTCGTGCGTTCACCGTCGCCGGTTCGTATAGGTGTAAAGAGTACCTTAGTGCGAAACTTTAAAGAGTCGCGCCCTAGTTCAATTGACTCTAATAGTGGTATCTTACTAAGTGCCTTTTTTTCTCTATTCATCCGTGACAAGTGCGGGGCGATGTCCACCGTCTCAAGTGCCAACGTAAGCGCGGCTTGTTTTTCTTTTTCCTCTAGTTCTTTTTGCTTAAGACTTTCTAGCCTACGTGTATATTCGCCAGTGTCAGATTGTATACTGAGAAGGCGGTCCGTTGATTCCGCTAGGTCCATCTCTGCCAGCTTTTGTGGCGATGGCACTAATTGATTGTACTTGTCCGCAAATTGCGGGGGTAGTGCAACCGTAGGCGCTAGGCCCTGTTTTTGTTTTATCATAGTACATAAAAGGGACGGGCGATATTGCCGCGCCCCTTGTATAAATTAGGCTTTTAAATTATCCCGCTTGTTTTGGTGTCACAATAGAAAGTATGTCACCATTCTCTAGAATGTCGCCCCCTTCTGCTGCCTCGCCCTCTACAAAAGTTTGCTCACGTCCCGATGTCTCGATGCCCGCGGCCTCTAGCACATCCGCAACCGATGCACCAACTGGTACAGTCACATTCAATGGGTCATCACCGAACTTTGAAACAGTGACAATCATTGTCTTACTAACTCTAGAGCGGGTACTTGCTTTTTTTTGCATATAACTATATAGTCGGTACTTGTTAGCGTACCGGCCGCATCATCCCACTAATGAGATGATGCACCGATGCACTAACTACACAATCGCGCCAGCACCTTGCCTCTAGTCTTGTCCACTACGCAAGTATATACGCCTCGCACCTTGCCCCGCATCTCTACTACCATTTTACCGTTCACTATAACTGGTTTTATTACCATGGCTATTTTAGTGAGTCGATTAGCTACTCACTTATAAACAGTATACACAATAGAAAACACACATGTGTAAGTTATCCACATGTGTGTTTTATGTATAGGTTGCGCGTCCACTCGCCCCCTGTACCTAGTAGCCGCAAGCCTCGCGGACCCCGCAAGTATCGACAAACGCCACCGCCCCCGCCACTGCTACAATTAGCCCGATGGCTAGGATGTACAATAGATGGTATAATTGCATATAATTTAATTAGTTAGTACCTGTTCACTATAGCACACTATTCCGCCCTCTTTAGAGACGCGTGTGTATAAGTTCCTGCCAGCTCTGTACTCATCTCATTTAACTCTATAAGCGCCGTATATTGTGCCTCGCGGGTATGACTAGGCATATTTTGCGCTAGGATTTCCGCTGCCCTAGTATCTACCCACTTGCGCTGCTCACATAAGATATCACACACGGTCGCCTCGACTTTATCATCAAAAGCCACCAACTCGCGCACCCTATCAATATTGACTTGCCCATACAACGCCACCATAAGCACCATGATGACAATATCCCGCTTATGATTCCACGTCCACGATTCCCGCACTACCTCTATTTTTTGTTTAATTGACATAAAGAACTATTTATATAATAAAAGGATGCACTTATTAAGCACATCCCCCATTGTAGCCGTCGCGTGGCCACCTACACATAATACCGCGCCCCCTCTATAACGCAATACTAAGTATGTGGATAACCCATACAGTAGGGACAAGCATAACGCGCCCCCTATAAAAGAATAAAGGATGCATGGTACCTGTAGGGGATATAAAAGAGCTTAGAATCCATTGTAGGGCTTAGCAAGTGACACCTGTAAGGCTAAAATGGGGCTTTTTATTCTGATTGTAGGCTATCACGTATCAATATGTATGGGGCATTAGTGGGGATATGTATATACCACAAAGCCTAGCAGCGCACCTCTATACACCAATACGTTATTATATCCTTGCCTGTATACGTATACTATGATATAATTATAGATAGATATATATAGGACCGTAGATATAGGGCAACTCACACCTGTTTAAATACAATGGTGGTACGCGGCATGACATACAATCTATATACCATACTACGCATAGAGCGTACACATAGACACACATAAGCCCCATAGTGGGCTATTCTCTGTATACCCCCCACAATAAGAGGCCACACGATACAGAGCGCGTATATAGGTATGCATATAATAGCACGTACTTGACAGGATGTACAATGTGATGTTTGGAGGGGGGGGGACTAGGGGGTGTTGCCGCGTAGATATATTTATATACGTATAAGAATTGTTACCATTTTTTCTATTAAACGTATTACACTGGCTTGGAGGATTCGTAGAAGACGAACGCCTGTGGTATAATAGTAGTCTTATATTTAACTTAAAGCCTATGCCAGAAGAGGAAACAATCCCAGACTTTGACTTACCCGAACTAGACGGACCTGTACCCACGAAGATACGTATCTCTATTATGGACTCTGTGTGTACTTCTTGTGAAGGATAGCCAATGGTTTGTAGATAGGATAGGGAAAACTATCCAGAGAGGGGCCCGGGATTTGATTGTAAAGGATGACAGGTGGGCAGAGTACCTCTATGGACTTCAGCCAGATTGTGTGTTCTCGGATAGAACCGAGCTTGCCCCATGTCCCACTTGTGGTATAATAGACCACAGGAAGGAGAAATGAGATGACCCGCTGTTGCGCTTGGTGCCTTAAACCCCTTAAAGTAAACATCCCTAGACCCCGTGTTGTGTACTGTTCTACCGGCTGCCAAGACGCAGATGCGCTGTTCAGATTCACATTCTCGGACGAAGAAATCAATCGCAGGCTTCATTATGAAGAACTAACGAAAGGAGGACGCGGATGATGTACTTACGCACTCTTGGAGTGAGAGGAGGTGGTCCAATCTAAACAGGGGCGCTAGACCCCGAACCTAAACTAAAACCCCGCATTCGTGTGGGGTTTACTACTGTCCGGGCTTGCCTGAAATCTAGAGTATGATATACTACTGGTGCTTCGGGAATATCCCCGCACGGACCCCCCGTTTACGGCTTGGGTCTAAGCGGGTCTTTCTTGTACAGGGAGTACGTGGTACAACACGGGACCGAAGCAATATGGTGTCTGAAGTGTTACGGTAGCACCTCTCCCCGTGAAGGAGACAGCCAGGGTTCAACTCCCTGCAAACACCCATTATGCATTACATATTTATTGTGGTATAATATAGGAAATGAAGTACGGTAAAGAAAAAGAAGTAGAGATATTCAAAGCTCTAGCTACACAGTCCACCTTAAAGGTTGGGCTTATGTTTGGCTTTGATAAGGTCTACAAAGATACTCGGGCTATTCGAAACGCAGTCAACGGAATCTTTAATAAGGTCAAGAACAACTGCGAGGAGTATGGAATCAACCAAGAGGTGGTGGACCTTGTACAGGAAGGGATGACCCAGCGTAAGCTTGCCATCCAATCCAACACGCCCGTTACCCTCGCTGAGGCCAATGACGAAAAGTTTGATATAAAGAACGTTGTATCAGGCATTCGGGATAAGACATTCCATCTTATCGACAAGAAGCTAAACCGACTAGCTAACTCAACCAAGAAGCTAGACGCTGTATCATTCAAGGACCTCGGCATCATTGCAGGTATCTCCTTTGATAAGAGCCAGATTCTGAGAGGGGAAGCTACTGAGACTATTACCGTCATCAGTCAGCTTGATAAGAACCTACCACCAAGTGAGATTATCAGTCTTGCCCTCCAAGCACGAGAGCAGAACGTTGATAAGAACTCAGGTAGGTAGCGAGGGGAAGTCAGCTTTCATTCTGGTGCAAGTCCAGACCCCTCACCATTGCGCTATTAGTTTAATGGTAAAACGCCTCGCTTCCAACGAGGAGATGTGGGTTCGATTCCTACATGGCGCACAAAGCAGACGCGGCCGCTTAACTGTAGCCGAATCTCTGCGAAACTACCGTGGACGAAAGTCCTGTACCTTGCCTGAGCTCAGGAAGTAGGTTGCCGGTAGGGGGAGTTTATACAGATGGGAGGGGCTGGCGAAAGTAGTGTTACGACTACGATATGCACTAAAAGCTCTGAAGTAACGGGTAGGTAAATTTCGTAACTTGCGAACCCGACAACCTCCTAACTCCCTAATGCTGCGGTGGCGAAATGGTAAACGCATCCGTTTTAGAAGCGGACTCTTGCAGGTTCAAGTCCTGCTCGCAGCACAAGGTCGGGTCCACTGCTCCCTATTAGAGGTAGTGAGCATGGCTCGACTTTCCAGGATAAAGCGTTACGGTAGCGTGCCCGACTTGGACTCGGGAGGCCTAGGTTCAACTCCTGGTATCTTGACAACTTAACGGAGGATAGCTTCCCCTGAAAGTATCGTGTAAGGTCTGACAAGCTCACGAGGTGAAATTCCGCCATGAATGGCAATCGTTAATATGACACAATTTGAAAAGAAGACCCAGCTTAGAGGCTGGTCAAAACTTCCATATAAGGAAGTGAGGAGTAAGATTAATTTATTCATCTATGACGAAATCAGAAAAGAGGGAGAAGATACAGAGGAACCAGAACAAGATGGGGGTGCAGGGGATGTACTTGAGAAAAGTAATCCTACCGCTCCTTAAAAAGAAAGCGGAGAAGCAAAGATGGGTTATAGACAAATTGGTAAAGTCGGCGAGCTTTGAACTCGTAACCTGGAGGTTCGACCCCTTCTAACCCAGCATGGAACTAACAAAGAAACAACAGTACCATAGGGATTACCACAAACAGTGGTACGAAAAAAACAAAGAGAGACGAAAGGCGCAAATTCACAGACGGGTGAAAGATTTAAGGAAGTGGCTTAATGATTTCAAACAGACGCTCGTATGTGCTTGTGGCGAGGACCACCCAGCGACCTTAGACTTCCACCACGTTGACGGGAGAGAGAAGGTCATAGCTGTGGCAGACACATGGAAGAACGGTTGGTCCAAAGAAAGGATGGCGGCGGAGATGGCTAAGTGTGTGGTGGTTTGTTCTAACTGCCACAGAAAGCACCACCATGAAGAAAGAGAGGCAGCACTTGGAATGTAGCTCAACGGATAGAGCGCCGGTCTTCGAAACCGGAGGTTGCACGTTCGAATCGTGTCTCTCCTACAATCGTTAAGAACCAACACGGCCAGTTAACCTCACTGGCCCACAAATTAAAAAGGCTGGCGTGGTAGTGACACGGACTCGTAACGATAAATGGCGTGGTATGCTAATGGCAAGCAGGAAGCCTCATAAGCTTCTGATTTGGGTTCGATTCCCAACTACGCAACTTGAAATATTGTGATACACATGTTATAATGTGTATATGCAATTAACCCCAGACCAGGAAGCCGCAGAGTTCATACGACGTAAAGAACAGTTCGCTCAGTACCTGGCCTCAGACGAATACGCAGAGAAGATGCTCCAACGGATGCAGCTCCTAGATGCAGGTAACCGTTCACTACAGGCACGGTCCTACATCCAACATCTATGTGAAAGACCAGACGACCCAATTGAGGGGTGTATCTTTTTTATAGAAAACTTTGCGTGGTCATTCGACCCTAGACCAGAGCACGCACCACACCATCTTCCTTTCATTATGTTCGAGTATCAGCGGGAAACAATCCGTTGGATTATTGAACACATCGACAACGGGCGCGATGGGCTAGTGGAGAAGTCACGAGACATGGGAGCTTCGTGGCTGCTTTTTGTATGGGTACCATTGTGGTATTGGCTTTACCGAGGAGGGGTAAACTTCCTTGTAGGTTCATACAAAGAAGCTCTTGTAGACGACAGAAGTCAAGACTCCCTCTTTGGTAAGATGGACTACTCACTACAGTCACTACCTCCATGGATGCTACCGAAGAAGTTCAATCCTGATAAGCACCGAACAAAACTAAAGCTTATCAACCCAGCCAATGGTAACCAGATTACCGGAGACACAATGAACCCACAGTTCGGTCGTGGTTCTCGTAAGACTTGTATCCTATTCGACGAGCTCGGGTTCTGGGACTATGCACAAGACGCATGGGGTTCTGCCGGAGATGCTACGTCATGTCGTATCGCAAACTCTACCCCGCACGGGTATAATTACTATTCGATGCTCAAGGACTCGGGCATGGATGTTCTTACTCTGCACTGGAAGAGGCACCCGCTCAAGGATGATGAATGGTATAAGTTTGAATGCTCTCGCCGTACTCCAGAAGAGGTGGCACAGGAGCTGGACATCTCTTACTCTAAGTCTCGAACAGGACGAGTGTACCCAGAGTGGGATGAGAAGAATGTTAGAACTGGTTTGTTCCCTTACGATGAGTCGCTACCCCTCTATGTAGCGTGGGACTTCGGTAAGACTGACGACACAGCTATTATCTGGGCACAGCCACGAAGAGAAGGCGGCCTAAATATCGTGGACGTTGTACGTGGAACAGGCAAGAACATTGACTTCTATGTTCCGTTCATTACTGGGCAGATGCCATCTGGTACGTATACCTATTCAAAGGAAGAGGAGGAGGTTATCCGTTCGCACTCAGGCTGGAGACCTGGAACCCACTTCGGTGACCCTGCGGGGCGCTTCGTGAATCAAGTTACTGACCTGACTGTTATTGACGAACTAAAGAACTATGGTATAATCATAAACTTCAACGAACGTTGGAAGTACCACACAATCCGCAAGTCGTCAACTAAGAGGTTAATTATGGACGGTATCAACCTTAACTCAAACGTTCGTACACGGTACTTTGATATGTGTATAATCAATGCCGCGTATCCAAAGTCGCGAACTGAAGGTATGGAGCAGTACAACACCGCCAAGCCAAAGCACGATGGCACATCGCACTACAGGTCTGCCCTAGAATATCTGGCTCTGGGTATAGAGGATTACCGCCCAAGGAAAGCAGGAGTCTACGATAAGTTCCCACGACGAGAACACTCCACAGGTCGTCGTCATGTTAAAAGGTCAGTAGGATATTAATGTCTAAACAATTAAACGGTTCAATTTGGTTTAAAAGATTAGTAGAAGATTGCAAGAAGCTGTCTCCCTACTTAGTGTTCGTTCCCGTCAAGCACGGCTTTTACCGTATCTATTGGAAGTCGGGTTGTCAGTCAGCCTATGTCCATGAGGTGTACATGTGGATGCCCATGAAGGGATACGATATGGACGAGAAGGACCCTCGCTTTGCTAGTCAGAAGTACTATGAGGAATACGAAGACCGCGCTGAGTTAACCCTTAAGATTAAGAACTTCGTAGAGGGATACTGGGACTCCATGGACACCCTGAAGAAGAGAGTCCGCCTGCTCCGCAACAACAAGGAGTTCCTAGACAACGCCATCCGTGCTTATTCTAATGTGGTTGTAAAGTAAAGGTTTCTGTGTTATAATGATTGATAAAATGTCTGATACAAAAAATGTCTCCGTCTTAGAGGAGAACGAGCCACAAGGAGTTCTTCCAAGAGTAGACGAAGAAGAGCAAGCTGTTGTTAGCGCTGTATTCAATAAGTTCCGCAATGCTGCGGACATGAGAAACATGAACTTCGAAAACTTCGATGGTCAGTGTCTCGTTGATTACATTGATGACTCAGTTCACCGCTACACAACTAATATTGATGAGCGAGAGAATATCGAAGATTGGCAAGCTCGTGTACACGACCAGTTTACACGTAACAAGGTAATGGCTATCGTGGGCAAGGTTGCTCAGGTTATTCCTATTGCTGAGTTCAAAGGACGTGGAGATGAAGACATGCGTCGCGGCCAAATCATAACAGACCTCTACGAGTACTCTGAGGATGTTGACGACTATGAAGAATTGATGGTTAATATTCTTTTAGAGTCTTGTGTTAAGGGGACTGCTATTGGATACGAAGGATACGAGAAGAAGGAGACTAAGATTCGTGACATCCAAGGTTTCGGAGATGACATCACTGTTACTGAAAAGATTCAGAGGACCAACCGCCTTTACGGAGACATTGTTAGACTTGAGGACTTCTACCCATCATCTGTTGGTGTGCGTAAGATTAAGTCGATGCCATTTTGTTTCTGGCGTAATGTTACCCCGTACCAGCAATTCCTACAAGACTTTGCATACTTTGCTCGGGCTACAGACGTTCCATTCACAGCTGCGTCTGATGCCAGTATGGAGAATAAGCCAGGGTACACAGACTACGTATCTAGTGACGTGGAGGATGGGCAAGTAGAAATTATCCGCTACTACAACCAAGACGTTGACGAGTACGTTGTTATTGCTAACGGTAAGTGGCTTAACCCTATTCTTACTTCATCCGGCAAGGAAATCTCACCCCTTCCATTCAAACACAAGGAACTACCATTCTGGGAGGTTCGCTTTGAGTCGTTCGATGCGAACTTCTTCTACGGCAAATCCCTGCCTGATAAGCTTAAGTCATACCAGGACGTTCTTAACGTTCTAACAAACATGATGCTTGACCAGTCTTTCTTGACTGTCTTCAAGCCAATCCTAACTAACGGATTTGACTCTATTGAAGATGACTACCTCCGCCCAGGACGACGCACCCCGATTGACACACAAGGTCTATCTATTAAGGATGCGGTTGTAGAGTTAGATATCTCTACCCCTTCTGGATGGCACCAATACATCTTGGAGTACACCCGAAAGATTATGGAGGAGTCATCTGTTGATGCGCTCCAACAGGGTTCAGCTTCTAACCTCGCTGACCGCACACCAGCCCAGGCTGTACGCGTTGCGGCTGAAGGTGTTGCTTCTGTACTAGGACTCTTTGGTCGCTTCATCAAATATGGAGTAAGTCGCAAGGCCACACTTCGCGCGAAGAACATCATGCAGTTCTGGACCATGCCAGACAGCCCTATCGTGGAACAGATTCTAGGAGAGGGTGGTTCTGATGAAATGAATAAAGCATTCAACACATTCCGTTTTGAATCAGCTCTAATGTCTAACGGTAAGCGTGGTGCTAAGATTATCGAGATGTACGCAAAGAAGGAGGACATGCCAACTAAGGCTGACCTTCGCGCACGAGCAGACATCTACCGACTTGAAAACAGGAAGGAGATTGAAATCGTTGCTATTCCATTTGAGTATATTCAAAACTTTGACTTCGATACAAAGGTTGTACAGAATCCAAAGGCAGACGCAACCAAGGAATCAGAACAAGCACTACAGCTTGAAAAGGTACGCGTGTACAAGTCATTCTTCCCAGACATGATTGACGACGCCGCTCTCTGTGCTCAAACTGCTGAGAAGATGGGCGATGACCCAACGAAGATAATGAAGCAGGATGTCATCAACCCGCAGAACAAACCAGACGAAGGGGCTCAAAAGTCTATGGTGGATAAAGGCGTCTCTACGACACCAACTACCAACATCGCCAACAACATGACCCGTGGAATGCAAGGAGGTGACCAAATGGGAAATGAGATGCAAATGATAAGTAACGAAATGGCGTAATATGGAACACAAGTACACATTTGACGAGCTTGTCCTGATGATAGCTCAGACACTGGAGAATCCAGCAGAAGCTTCTATCAACAAAGGAATGGAACGTGAGGTCGCTAAAGGTCTATCTGAAGTAGTAGGCCTGAAGGACTTTCTTAAGGAAACAATGTCGGCAGATATGCGAAGATACTTTGCCGCCTCAGAAGCAGAGCAACCCAACATCAAAGGTGCGTTCTCACGAACAGTTTACCTACTTGGTCTGGCTCGTTCTGGAGGAGACTTGCGAACAAAGTAAACGCGTGTTATAATACAGTATTGATTAGTCTTACTTTTCCTCAATATTGGGGGAAAGAATAGATTACTTAAACGTAATCGAATAGTGTTCAATCTTTTCTAATTTAGTGGACCCACCCACTCTCGGACCCAACCGAGTCATCAAGGGATTAAAAAGTTAAGGGAAAAAGAAACAAGATGCCAGAAATAACAAAGGAGCAAGCTGAAGAGCTCACTAAGAAAATCGCAGAACAGGAAGTAGCTATAGCTAATGTTGTCGGGGAACTGAAGGACGACCGCGAAAAGCGGAGACTCCTAACAGAGGAACGAGATGCATTGCAAAAGGCACTTGAAGAGGCAACGAAGACAAATGTGGGAACACAAGCGTCAGGTGACATCGCCGATGTCGTAAAGGCCGCAGTAGAGCAAAAACTTTCAGAACGGGATGCGTCAGTAGCGCAAAGCAACCGAGTTGCAGCTATTGAGAAGTTTGTTACAGAGAACAAAGAGTTTCATCCAGAGAATGACGTTACAGGAAAACTACGCGAAGCACTAGATGCCAAGCTAAAAATGTTTAACACTAACGGTATCCATTCAACAGATGAGTTCTACTCTGTACTAAAAGACGCGGCAAGTCTTTTGGGTGTTAACACGGCACCTCAAACTTCTAGTGTGCCAACACCGTATGCATCGACATCACGGTCTTCAATTACTCCAGGAGTGTCAGACGACAAAGATGTAAATGCTCTGGAAAAGAAGCTTATAGAGAAGAACGGCTGGACGAAAGAACGGTACCTATCTCTCAAGGCAAAAAATCCAGATTACATGAACAACCTACTTCGTTTGATGCAAGGATAATTATAAACCCAACACATTTAACTCATGGCTTTCAAAGCAATCGGAAAATACGGCAATACACAAGGCGCACCTATTAAGGTCGTTCGTATCGCCACAAACTCTATTGTCGTAACTGAGCTTGACTCTGTTAAAATGGCATCGGGCTTTGTTTCTCTCGGAACAACTGGAGCATCTGTCCTCGGACACGTTCTTGCTATTCGAACAAAACAAGGCGTAGGTGTAGAAACTAATGGAACCGCTGGTGCACAAACTGGTAGTTTCGTTGGAACATTCACCATGCCATCAGACAACCAAACAGTAGCGATGAACAAGGTAGAAGTAGACGTATCAAAGGAAACTCTTTATTCGGCTGAAGTAGACGTAGCTATTGGGACCACAACTGGTTCTAACCTTGCTGGCTACTTCATGGACATTGTAGACGAAGACACACTTGACGAAAGTACAGCAGCCACAACAACTGGCCAGTACACAACTCACGGTGTTGACTACGATAATACAGCTCAAGCAGTTGTATCTATCTTTGAGTCAGTTGTATTCGGACCACTCGCTTAATCTAATCAAGTAATATGGAATCACGAGGAAATTTTGGAGACTTGGTTGGTGGAGTAGGACTACAAATGTTCGAAGTCTTTGACCAAGCTCTAACACAATACAAAGTAGGTATCTCTAATCTTCTTACAGTACAAGCTGTAACTGGAGCACAAGAGAACTACACTGGACTAACTGGTTCAGGCGAATTGCGTAAGTTTGACGGAGATGGAGAAGACATTTCTACTACCCGCCGATTCAAGTCTTACACAACTAAGGCACTCTGGACTAACTACGGTCAGTCTATCGAAGTAAGCTACAACCAACTAGAAGATAACGACTTCCAAGCAGAACTCGATGCAATGCATCACATGGGTATTGCTTCAAACATGTCACAAGACAAGTCGGGAGTCCAGCTCTTCAACGGAGGTTTCTCAACTTCAACAAACGTTAATGGATACGATGTTTCTCTATACGGTGACGGAAAGCCAACTTTCTCAACCCTTCACGGAAGCACAGTTCCAGGAGCGTCTACTCAGTCTAACGCATCTTCTACAGGTATCGCCCTTGGAGATGACAACATTGAAGTAGGTCGTATTGCACTTACACTGCAACAAACCGACGACGGCCAACCATCACAACTCATCGGCAAGGCTACCCTTGTTGTGCCAGTAGCGATGGAGAAGCTCGGTATGCAACTAACTATGTCAGAGTACGTTAGTGAAAATGCCAACAACGCGATTAACGTGTACAAGAACGGTGCCCCAGTAGACATGGTTGCTTCACAGTACCTTGACTCTATCAATGGTGGTTCTAACACAGCATGGTTCCTAATCGTCCCAGGACGCACACGTTTCATGCACGCGGTTCGACAAGCTCCAGTAATGCGTCAATCTATCAACGAACGAAACCTAGTTTCTACGTTCTCAGTAAACGCACGATGGGCAGAAGTCGTAAAGGACTGGAAGGGTTCATGGGCTAGTAAGGGAGACCTTGCTGCTTACTCAAGCTAGTAACTTTATCCTCAACCCAACTCTAGGGTTGAGGAGTAAGGTTGTTTAACAATCTGTTTAAAAGAATTAAGAAAGAATTATGGCTAAACCAACAGTTTTCACCAACCTTCAAGCGGTCGAAGTACTCGCTAAGAAGGGAACGGTAACAACAAATACAACTGCATCAGCACAAACATATACTGCTGCGCAAATTATCGGAGGGCTCATCCTTCGAGACCCTAACGGAGCAGGACGTTCAGACGTTACTCCAACTGCGGCACTTATCTACGCAGCACTCGGCTCACCAGCTAAGTACACAGACATCTCATTCGACTTTACAGTTCGAAATACTGCTGATGCTGCTGAAACAATCACTCTTACAGCAGGAACTGGAGTTACTCTTAGTGGCACAATGACTATCGCGCAAAACAACTCAAAGACTTTCCGTGTAGTTGTTAACTCACCTACAGCCGTAACCGTTTACTCACTAGGTACAGTAGTTCACTAAAATATGGTAGTTACTAACCCAACCGACCAAGACATCACAGTTTCTATCAAAGGAAACGAATACTTTGTCGCAGCAAATAGCTCAATAAGTGGAGTTAAGGAATCTCACGCAGACTACTGGAAGAATATGCTTCACAACTTTATCGAAGTGTCTCCTGAAAAGGCACCTAAAGTAGAAACACCAAAGGTGGAGGTTAAGGATGTGATTGAAGTAGCAAAGGAAGACGAGAAGAAGGTTGTAAAGAAATAATAAAACAACATGAGCCTATATTACAAATCACAACTACCCCAACCTCTCATTGGGAGTAAGACAGCGCTAGGTACACGAACACCAGCGACCCTTACTTCTTTGTACACGGGTAACACCAAGACCTTTAAGGTTGGTGGTTACTCGAAGCTTGACCTCGCCATCCTGTACACCATGGGAGCGGCTGAGACAGCTAACTCTATTGAGATTCAAGTAGAACAAAGCTCTGACGGAGTGAACTTCTACCGTATCCCTAACGAGACTGTCTCTGGTGGTACATCTACCCTAACGGCTCGTGAGTTCACCTTCGTTGGTACAAACGCAGCCGCAGCAACAATCTCTATCGGACTCGACATCTTCTACAAGTACATCAAAGTATCCGTAAAGGAAACTGGAGTAGCAGCAAACGCTGGTACTGCATACGTAGAAGGAACCCTAAGCGGACTATAATATGGCAGACTCTCGAATGGAAATGGTGGCACAGAACATGGAGGCGCACCTGGTCATTTTGAGAGGTGAGATAAAACAGGAGAGTGAAACTCTTGGGAATCTCCTTATAGAAAAGAAGCAGGTCGAAGCTACCCTAAACGAACGGGTAGCTATCGCTGTATCCCAAGCAAAAGCAGCGAAGGCTGACCTTGAACAATTCCTTGACGCCAAGGAGAACGCAGAGCAGGAACTTCTAATACTTGTTTCCGATATAGAGGAGGCGCAGAAGAATGTAGACAGAAACAGAGAGGCTGTTGAGAAGCTACACCGTGACAACCAGGACTCCCTAGCACGGACAGTAATCAAGAGTCAAGAGGACGTAATGGAAGCGCAGTCACAACTCAAAGAGCTCCGGGAGGAAATCAATGAGCAATGTGAGGAGTACAATAGAGTGTCAGAGAGGCTAGCCTACGATAGCGATAAGCTAGACTCTCTTCAGTATGACCTAGCTCAAGTTGCTACTGACTATTACGCAGAACTTGACAGGAAGATGGAATTACAGCGCAGTATCGACTCGCTAAGAAGTGAACTGTATTCTCTACAGAAAGCAACCCAAGCAGAGTCAGTGAAAATAGCCGAGGCTTACGCCGGTCTTACTCAGAAAGAACTAGAGCTTGATAATCGAGACAAGAACTTTGCCATCCTTAAGGGACGGTTCGCTAAAGCATTCGCCCTACTTTATCCAGACCAAAATATTGATAATCTTATATGAGTATAAAGGAAAAAATACAAAAGCTCGTGGAGCAGACTGTCGATAGTCTTGAAAAAGAGATTGGTGCAGTACAACAACAACTAGTTTCTGTCAAGGATGAGTATCTTGCTGTTATCCGAAACTTATCTGAGCTAGAAAAGCAAGCAAAGCTTGTTTCGGACTGGTCAGATGAGGTGCGTGCGGCAGTAAGCAAGGACCAATCTACACTAGAAGCAGAGCAGGCAGAGTTCAACTCAACACGAGACGCGTTTTTGTCAACCTATGAGCAACAAAGCGCACAGTACGAGTCCTTAAAGCGACAAATTTCTATCTTGGATAGAGAGATTGACGATAAGAGCAAACTTGCCAGCTCTCTGACAGACCTTCTGAACCAGAAAGAGCTAGCCCTTGGTGAGCTTGATAATATCACTAACGACTACCGCGAAAAACTGACTCTTGTAAAGGAACTAAATACCAGTATAGAGAAGCTTACTGAATCAAAGGCAAAAGCTGAAGAGAATTTCCGCGAAGTCAACAAGGATATTATCGCTCAGTTAGAGGAAAAGAAAACACTACTGCGTGCAGAGGACGAAAGGCTGACAAAGAAAGCAGCGGAACTCAACACCAAGGAGTCTGACCTACGCACAGTAGAGCAAAGGTGGAAGAAAATCTACGAAACAAAAGGAGTAGGATTCAAGATTTAGTATGTCATTCTTCGCCCCACAAAACCCCGGTATTGGTGGGCTGGATGAGCTAACTAATGCTGAGGAGATATTCCTCACCACCCTTGCTGGGCTTACATATTCCGAAGGAGACTACCTACAAATCGTAGGAGGAAACCTCGTCTGGGCACCTAGCTCGGCTTCGGGGGCATGGGACAAGCCATTCGGGGATGCAACCTTCACTTACGACGTTGATGGGAATATCGACACAAAGACAGTCGGGGCTGTTGTTCTTACCTTTACCTATGATATTGATGGCAATATCGACACAATTTCTGACGGAAGTAATGTAAAAACTTTCACCTATGATGTAGACGGAAATGTGGACACTATTACGTATTTGTGATATAATTAGTATAATAAATGGCAACTTACACCCTATCCGCCGATACAAATATAGACGCGCTTACGACAAAAGCTGGCGGTGACACATATAACACTGCTGGTTTTATTCTGACCATAGACCAAGATAGTCGCGTAGGTCTTAACCAAACAACGAGTTCGACATTGGGGCCTATTACCGTAACTGCGGCCACGGGTGGAAAAGTAAACATCGACGGTAGTGCCGTCTGGATGATTCCTTACACGGCAGGGACGGGAAACGTGCCAGCATGGAATACCGCAATAACTAATAACGGCGCGACAGGTAAACTAATCGGTGTACACTCTGCTCTCACTGCTGCAAGTACTGCCACTGGTGCAGCTATGCCAGCTACTGGCTTTATTCGTGTCAAACAGAAGTCTGGTACATACGCGGCTGGAGCTTTAACTGGTATCGGTGCTACCGCCTCAGACGCAGGACGTATCGGGTGGATTGAAGTGGTTGGTGACGAAGCTTCTACCATCACTGCCAACAGACTTGGTGAAGTAAATATTACTGGTGCATGGTATGAAATTGGAACTACTAACGGTTCAAGTAACCAGACCATGCAGATTCCAAATAACGGGCTACTTCGCTATGCCGCTGGTGTCTTTATTGAACAGACTGTAGGAGGTGGAGACTACGAGTTTTACCCTAACGCTGGAATTGTAACCACGACTGGAACAGAAGCAGCTCGCGGAAAGTGTGTATGGATAGACAACGCGGGTTTGGTGCGTATTGGTAACTCAGGTGCAGCTACCAACGGATACACTCCTGTGACTGGGCTTAAAGTAGTAATCGGTAACGTATTCTTAGAGAACTGTACCACAGCAGCTCGTACTGCGAACGTAATCCCTAACGCTACGATTGCTACACGTTACGACTTCACTACCACTGGGGGAGGTGTAATCAATATCGACAAAGCAAACATGGCTTGGTATCTCTCGTGCTCTCAAGCGTATTCAGTCGATGTATCTAACGCAGGTTTCGTTGACGGTATTCTCCTCTCAGAAGTCGCTACTGCCATGACGTTTACAAACATGGGTGTAGGTAACAAACCTACTACTGCGCTTGTCGTAGCCCCTCTTACGATGACTCTCTGTCTCGCTGGAGGTACTTTCACTGATTGTAGATTCCAGCGAGTAGCTACTGCTGCAAACAACTCAACTCAGGTTATTATGACTGACTGTGATGGCTTTACATTTACTAGATTAGTCACTAGATATGCTGCACTAAGAGGTCATACATTGCCTGTTGCTATCACAGCCACTCGTGTAGCCAACACAACTTTCGATACACCTAAAATCATTGACGGCTCTTTTACTTTAATCACTTGTACTAATGTAACGGTAAACGACACGGTGTACATAATGAACGTATCGAGTACCACAGGAACAGGAAACCCTGTAACAGCTTTCCTACTTACTTCTAACTGCCTTAATACTGTTATTGACGGATTGACTCTCCCAGTAACAAACAACCATCCATACACAGGGTTATTCTCAATCGGTGTAGCGGGGTGTGCAAATACAGACATCCGAAATATCGGAACGTATGCTTCACCACTTTCGCTCGGTAGTGCCAACGCTTCAGGAATTATCCTCACACTCGTAGCTGCTAGTGCTGCGGTAAATACACGCTTACAACGTGTCTACTGTTCAAACACACGAACAGGTATTATCTCTGGTGATAACTCTTCAAAGGGTCTTATTATGGATAACGTCTTCGGAGACTATGCTGATGCAGCAGACGTAAGTGCTGTTATCAACATGACACAGCGTGGACTCGGTGGCACTAAGGCTCTCACAGCACAGACATCGGTATATGGTACTCACTGGATAGACTACTACACCTCTACCACCGCAGGGCGTATCGGTATTGTAATGAACGAAGCGACTGCGGAAACTAACTCACAAGTAACACTCAGTAACGGCGCAGCCTTCACCTCGGCTGGAGGTCTCTACATGCCTGTGATTGGACACCAAGCAATCTTTGAAACACCTGACTATATCATTGGACACACAGCTTTCCAAAACTCAGCACTCATTATGGCTGGAGGTACAGCAACCAACTACACTTACGATTACTCAATAGATAAAAACGATGGTGCTGGCTGGTCTACAATGACCACAAGTAACTACTCACCAACCACCCTAGCCACAGCCCTAAACGGACTGACAGGAATAAGCGCACTAAACGGCTTCAAACTCAGACTAGAGATTACAACGGGAACTACTAATGCCACAGCCATCACCTCAGTCTATCTCCTCACCAGCTCCACTACGACCACCCAAGCTTACCAGTACCCCCTCGATACCATCACCCTCACACTGACAGGACTGCAAACGGGTAGTGACATCGTAGTGCTGGAAGCAGGGACAGAAACAGAACTAGTGAACGTAGACGCGAACGCAGGAACAACATACGGCTTTGTTTACGAGACACCGCAAGACATCGACATTGGCGTCTTCAAAATAGGCTACGTACCGTTCTATATTAGAGGATATACATTGACCAGCAGCGACAGTAGCGTACCAGTAGCCCAAGTAGCAGACAGAAATTATTTAACTTAACAAATTATTTATGGCCAAGATTACCGACCCAGATGACATCGACGTAGGTGTAGAACTCACCCTCGATACAAGTGCTTCAACTTTCACCCTTAACGTGGCAGGGACACTTGTTGCAAAAGATGGTGTAACTATCCAAGCTCTTTACTCAAAGTTTGTAGACCTTTGGACTACTTCAGCTTATAACAAGTTTGAGTTTCCGATGTATACCATTGATGCGAAGTCCGGACAGTACCAGTTCGGTACAGACGGGGCCACCTTCAGTGGATGGGTACCTTCTAATGATGCCACACGGCAAATGCTGCGAGACGGCGGTTGGTCTGAATATCTTGCAAACGGAACACTAGATAGACAGTACGTTGGTATCGTGTCTCTTGGTGATGTAAACACTGGCGCACAACTCTACTATCAGAAGACGGATGGTGGGACTGCTGCCGACTTTACCTTCACTGACGAAGTGAACGAAGGTATCATGGTGTATGAAGATGGTGGAATCGACAACCGTACCTACTTTAAAGCTTACGTGCGCGAGGAAGGGTACAAGTACGATGACTCTATTCTTGCAGACACGGGACAAACTGCTACTGGTGCGTATACTGTAAACATGCTTGTGGCCAATGAGGCCGACCTTAAAATTCAAGACACGGATGCAAACGTAGCCGCTAATGCACCATACACAGGAATCACTACTACTTGGATTGCAGGTAATGGTTTCACTGCTGCAACAGTCGGCTCTCTCGTTGCTGACGATGTGCGACAGGATACAGCAGGACGTTGGTTCAAGTGTACTGTAGGAGGAACGATTGACGCTGCTGGAGTAGCGGACTACACCACAAACGGTGGTACTGCTACTCTCATTGCCTACACAGGTGAGCGAGAAATCGGGGGTTCATACTTCCCATTTACAGTCATCGTAGACGGTAACGCTGCCGTAGCTGAAGACATTTACACTAAAGTTCAATACCTACTCCGCCAAAACTCAGATATCGACTCAGGAGCAGGGACAAAGACAGGTATCATCACCCAGAAGCTCATGAACTTCGTAGGTGACACTCTCATCACTACAACAGGTGTATACATTGACGATTACGACACTGATGATGTAAACCGCCTTACCTTCACAGACTCAACT